CTGTACTACAGATGGATCAAAATCACAGCATTGTACAAAATCTGGATGTACAGCAAAGCAGAATGTGACAGCAATTACGAAGACCGGACATAAATATGGGACACCGACTTATACATGGTCTAAAGATGGAAAGACTTGTGTTGCGAAACGTGTGTGTGCGAATAATGGTACACATATCGAAACAGAGAACGGAACTATTACCAATAAAGTGAAGACACCAGCTACGTGTACAGTCAAAGGCACACGGACCTATACGGCAACCTTCAAGAATACTGCATTTAAGACTCAGACAAAGGATATACAGAATATTGCAGCACTGGGACACAAATATGGGGCACCAACTTATACCTGGTCTAAAGATGGAAAGACATGTACTGCAAAACGGGTATGTACAAACAATGCGTCACATATTGAAACCGAAAACGGAACGATTGCACACAAAGTGAAAACAGCAGCGACATACACAACAAAAGGAACTACAACTTATACTGCAACATTTAAGAATACAGCTTTTGTAACACAGACGAAGGACATTCAAGATATTCCTGTATTAGAAAAGTTAACAGGTTCTGTTGTTTTGTCGGCAACAAAAGGTACTATTAGTTATCCAACAGCAGGATCTTTTACGGTTACAAGTAATAAAAGTAATGGAACTTTAAGTGTAAAATCATCTGATCCAAACGTAGCAACAGCTACGCTTGATGGAAATACTGTAACTGTAACGCCAGGAACGACTGCTGGATCTGCAATCATAACGGTAACAAGTGCAGCCACAACCAGTTACAAAGCAGCAAGTGCAACTTATAATGTTACTGTAAAATCAGGCACATTACCAATAACTGCAAAAGCATATTCAGGGACCTATGATGGAAATACACATTCAGCATCTGTAACTTCATCTGTATCTGGAGTTACTTTTAAATACGGAACAGTAAAAGGTACATATAATTTAACTTCAATGCCTACGTATACAAATGCAGGTACATATGTTGTTTACTATCAAGCAACAAAAGCTGGATACACAACATTTGAGGGCAGCGTTAAAACTGTTATTCAGAAAAAAGCGACAACAACATCATTAAGAAGTGCAGATGGGATTCTTTATGTCACAACTACAGGTAACGGCACAATTACTGCACAAAGTTCAGATTCTAATATTATTGAATCTGTAACAGTAAATGGCAATAGAATAACATGTATACCAAAGAAATACGGAAATGCGGGAACTGCAAAAATAACAGTAGCTGTTAGTGAAACCACAAATTACAAAGCATCAAGTGATACTTATAATGTTACGGTTAGTAATCGATTGATTGCAAATAGCAGTCTAAGTTTTTGGCATCCAGATAATCAATATGAATTTGGCTATTTAAACGGGTCAGGTCAATATGTTGTTGATGGAGGTTCTATGTGGCATTGTGTATCTCTTATTCCTATAACGACTTCTGGATATTATTATATTGTCGGCCGTACTGGTGGTGCTCCAAGATCTTGCTTATACAACGATGCATCTCGAAACAGTTTATATCAATCATTTGTAAGTTCAGATGGTTATTATACTTATATCCCAGCCGGTAAATATCTTGGATCTCTGCTTTTCCGAGACGAAGGTTTTAATTCATTAGATTTAAGATTTGTAACATTTTCCAAATAGTGAAGTGTTTAATTAATAAGGAGTTCGATTCAATTCGAGCTCCTTATCTTTGCTTATAAAAAAGGATTATATTATTCTGGATGAGAGTGATGTAGAATACAGATACGATATACTGATTGTTTGAATCAAGTGCACACGGACCCATGATTATAGAACTACTAATGTTCTATAATAAACGACTATTGAACTGCTAACGTTCAATAGTATAAAGATCCGGAGTGTGCTTGATAGACAACGAAGGGTTCTATCTAAGCTAAATCGTAAAAAACTTGTGTTTGCGATTCAACTCCTACGGAGTACAGATCACTCATTACTATTCGTGATTTGAACCTGTCAAAGGCGGAGAATCTTCGGGTTTAGAACTCAGAGTTACGATATCTAACTGAATTGTTTCCAAGATAAGAAACAACCTCGGAAACAGTATTCAATTGATAAGGAGAGATTAGGTTCAAACCTCGAAGCTTTAGCTTCGTTATTTAAACCTAACTCTCCAAAGCAAGCACACTCCGGATCTTTAGATCCGTGAGCGCTTGATAGCCTGGATAACCTTTCGTGTTTAATCTTTGAATGCCGATATTACTTTGAAATGAGGCTTGAACAGAGTGTAATACTTCATTCCGCGCTCGTTCCCATATTCTTTGATAACCGCAGCGCGCATACTATTGAGATTCTTCGTTTTGTCTTTGTTACGATCAAGAAACTCAACAAAATCACCAGGGTTTTCGACCTCGGCGTTTTCGAAAATAATATCAGCGAATCGTTTCATTTTATCTTTCCGTTTATACGTTTTCACATTTAGAGGATAAGTTTTACTTTTGATGACTTTATATATTTGTGAAGCATGAGGTTGCCCATATACACGCATCAATGTTTCATGGATTGCTGTTAGATTGTTACGACCTAAGCAATTTATGAATGTATCGACTTGTTCCTTATTGAAATCGTATTTATTGTTTGATGAGTCTGTATTTCTTACAATCAATTTCTGATCGACTGTTTTTATTTCAGCCGGAACCGATTCAGTCGATTTCTTTTCGGATGGAACAGATTGAACAGGAACCGAAGTAATTGGAATTGATAAGGAGAGATTAGGTTCAAATCCATTAACTTGTTTAATAGCACCTGCGTCTGTATAGATGCGGGATCTCGAAGCTTTATTTAAACCTAACTCTCCAAAGCAAGCACACTCCGGATCTTTAGATCCGTGAGTGCTTGATTCAACAGGAGATTTGGTTGATGTGTTCGAGTTGTTTAATTCCAAATTGATAGGTTCCGACTTAACTTGTTCCAGTTCATTCGAAATCGATTCATTTTGTTCTAAATCGGTCCGGTCTTGTTGTTTACTGAAAAGAAACTGATCATATAATTGCTTACAATGAGCTACATCGAGTCGTTTGACGGTAATGTTCCGATTATTCCAGAACTTTACAACACAATCGAATCCGTTATCGTTACTCATGATAATGAATTCGTCATCAGAATCCTGATTATCACACATCAGATATCCAAGATAGGATACTAATTGAAAATCGAGACCGTTAGGACCGGTGTAACACTTTTTAAATTGAATCTGATGTGTCTGTTCAACAATTCGAACTAAGGATGTGTATGACATATGTGGTGATTTGTCGGTGTAAAAAACAATAATATCATCAGTCATCTCTGTAAACTCTAATAACATAAGCCAGTTGTCGTTTACGTTTTCACTGTCTACTAAATAATGTCTCATTTGTTTACCAATTCATCCAGGCATGATAATCGTATCATAATATCTGATGTTTTGCATTATATTTCGTTTCCATCGAGCTAATACATCTGTTTTGTATATCTTTTTTTTCGTTATCATTGTGGCGGATTGCAGACACCGCATGGTGTTAGACCCGTAGCTTTTGCCTCATCCAGCGTCACTTCCCTGTCGCTTTTTAGATAGCGGCACCCAGCGTTATGATACTTACTGCCGGTGTCAGTAATATGTACGATCACAGAACCATTGCTTGTGGTATCCGCTGGCGTTGGTGCCGGAGGTTCTTGTACTGTTGTACTGTTATCCGTTTGTGCGGGTGCTGGAGTAGCAGCCTGTGTCTCGTTTGATGCACTTCCTGAATTCGTATTATTGCTGCCTGATGATGCACCCTTACTGCTTGATTTCTTTGTGTCTGAGTTTTTGGTAGTCTGTTCCGGAGTTGTTCCGTCTAATGCACTGTCTCCGGTTGCATAGTCGATTGTGATGCCAGGCTGCACGTTGTAACAGTAGACATTGAATAAGATTCCATCTCCATTGTCTTCAACCGATTTTGCTTCCATCAGAACTCCACTCGCAACCAAATTATTTCCATCGAACATCGGAGTCACGCGATATAAGACATGGTTGTTCGTTTCTTTCACATAGTCAGCTACCATGTTCTCAAATGGAAGCATTCCTTCTGTATTTAAGTATCGTGTTCCGGTAATCAGGTTCTTTGTATTCGCATTTTCAGCAGATAACTGATATCCGATCAAATGACAACGGTTATAAAGATATTTTCCGCTCACAATATCATATTTTACAGTATGCCATCCACTAGGCTTGACCTGACCGATTGTTCCTCTTTCTTCCGTTGGCATGATCTCGGTACAAACATTAGCATAAGCTACACCGCAGCGACCAAGAGTATCAAGACTGCTGTAGTTTTCAAAAGCAGTTGTCTTCATTTCGTTATTGGTAAAGAATGGCACATTATTGTTTACTGCAACATAAGGACTGCCAGAGTATGCCGGAATATCTGATAACGAAACTGACATAGCAGTGCTTGTTGTATTCTTGCTGGTTGTAGTTTTCTGATCCTTGATTGCTGTTTCAGAAGCTGTCGTCTTGTTTTCGGCTGTGGAAGTCTCCGTTTCTGCTTCTGTTGCAATTTCAGTTTCAGTCTCGGTTATAGCTTCTTCTGTATCTTCCGTTCTTTCCGTACTAATGATTTCTATCGTTTCAGTTTCGGTTGATTCAATACTGATAACTTCGGTCGGTTCTATGTTTGCGACTTCTGTGGTACTGGTGTTAGAAGTCGGCGCTATCAAGCATGCGATAATGAACGCAACCAACAATGATGTACCCTTAATCCATTTTGGTTTGCTACCAAGCAGATCCTTCCATAAATCATCAACTTTTGAGATCGGAAGCAGCAAGATCGTCACTGCTACAAACAAGACCATTGCAAAACTTGGTATTGAAGCGATTGTCATGATTCCACAAATAAATACCAGAAACCACGATAGGTATCTGTGTTTCTTTGCTTTCTTCTCGGCTTCTTTTCGTTGTCGTTCTTCTTCGTATTTCTTTTGTCCGAACATATACATTTCCTCCCTATGTGATATGTAATTCTGTAAACATCATACCATATGTGTAATTAGAACAAAAATATTTATTTGTCTACTATTAACAAGGCTCACAATTTTGAAAACTCGTCATATTTTCTTATCTTGAGTTGTTGTAATCCTTATTCTTATGTTCCTGTTGTTCATTTGAGGTGTTAAGTATACGCGTTGCGATCATGCGTACCATATTTACCATATAACAATAACACCATACAAGGAGGAAAAATATGGTAAACGAAGGAAGATTGGTAAACGAAAAAAGACGTGCACTCGTAAATGATATCTATGAAAGATACACAACAGAGATCGAAAACAGTTTTGTTAACACAACAATTTGCGAAAACAATGACCTGAGATCCAAAAGGGTTACGGGTACAAAGCAGACAGATATTGTATTCGAACATATGGATTCCGTTTCAGCGGTAATGAAGTATGCAGGAGAGGATACAGCAATCTTGAATTTTGCAAATTACGAAACACCGGGCGGAGGCTTTCTGTACGGAGCAATGGCACAAGAGGAGGCATTATGTCTAGAAAGCACATTGTATCCAGTAATTAGTAACCATGAATTCTATTACAAAGAGAACAGACAGTCATTAAATTATGTTGGGGTTCTGTATAGTAATCGTGCATTATGGTCACCAGGTATTGTCTTTTTCAGAGATGGAAAAGAAAAGTATTGCGACGTCATTACATGTGCAGCACCGAATGCATCTGCATACTTATCAGCTGGTGGAAGCAAGGTCGTAAACGAAAAGGCATTATACGACCGTATTTGTTTCATTATTGATGAAGCTGTCAATAGAGGAACAAAAACATTGATTCTCGGAGCTTTTGGATGCGGTGTTTTTGGACAGAGTCCATATATACTTGGATACCTGTACCGTCAGCTTTTGCAGAAAGAATACAATGGGGTATTCGATCGTGTTGTATTTGCTGTTATTGACGAAGCGACATTAAATTGGCTGAGAGATGGATTTGAACAAGAATAGGAGGGATTCGTATGTTAGAAGCAAGTTCAGAAACAAGTAGACTTGAAGACCAGATAACAGACGAAGAGCTCGAGCGCAGAGAATCCGTTGCTGTTAAACTATTGAGACGCCGGAAACAGATGGCTTCCAATTATAGCAGCATCGAGACGATCTCGTTACAAAGTCTTGTTATCTATACGGATGATGCCTATGTCCAGAAGCAGATCGAAAAGGCGACAGAGTTAGAAGCAGACTTAGGATAACCAAGTGGAGGTCCATAACGGCTTCCACTATTCAAAAGGAAAGCGATTTCGAGAACGAGAAAACTAATAGACCAGGAATTTCCTGGTCTATTCTTTTTCAATGGGTTCACCAAAAGAGAAATGATCAAAGAGTTATACAACATGCATAGAAAACAGTACTCGGCGTGAAGGAAAAAAAATAAATCATGACATCAATGAGGTGCTAACTGACTGCACGCCAAGAGGCGGCAGGTTTCAGTTAGACTATCTCTCGTCAGAGTTCCAGATCATCTATCTCAATATTTAATACGGAATCCTCCAAAAACGTCAGAAGGGACTCATACGTGTTTTCACACACTCCGTCAATCACTGCATCCAAACACGACTGCAGGTATTCCGAAAACTCAGGTCCTGGTTTTAACCCAAGATTGATTAAATCGTTTCCGTTAATCGCGAGATCTTTTAGAGAAAAAGCGGATTGTTGTTCTAAAACTGTATTCATAACCTGTTTAATATCTTCTGTTTTTGGATACCATGAAACGTTCTCTGGTCCATTTGGGTATACGTGATCGTCACGATCTGCCTGTTTCAAGATTAACCAATCTGATAAGAAATCAACTCCATATCGATTCAGCCAGCGTTTCACACATGGTTCTGTTGGAGTAATCTGGGTGTCATGAAACTTTATAAGCAATCGAATCTGTTCGGTTTCTTTTGCAGTACACCGGAAGTCGTTTGCTAATACTTCGGCTGCAATTTGTTCTGATACTTCTGGATGTCCATCAAAGCTATAATGACCTTTCTTGCTATTATATGCTTTTGTGGTTGGTTTTCCGATATCGTGTAATAACGCAGCCATTTTAATCGCAAACGAATCGGTATCACACAAATCGGTTACCGCAATCATGTGTTCATATACGTCGTGTTTATGATATGGGTTCTCCTGATCAAGACCGATGCATGGTTCGATTTCTGGAATAGCAGCTGCGATAACAGGAGTAAACTCCAGAAATGTCTTTCGAATCGGTTGTCCACATGTTAAAATCTTTTGAAATTCACTTGTAATTCGTTCTTTTGATACCTGTTGCAACATATTTCGGTTCCGAATGATTGCTTCTTTTGTTTCTGGCTCGATTGTAAGATTATATTTAATCGCGAATCGTAGAGCCCGCATAATTCGAAGCCCATCTTCTTGGAACCGTTCATTTGCATTACCTACAGCTCGCAAAATACCGTTTTCCAAATCCATAAGACCTCCAAACGGATCAATGAGCTTATCTTCAGATACATCGTAAGCCATTGCGTTGATTGTAAAGTCGCGTCTCGCAAGATCGTATTCAATATTAGAAACAAATTTAACAGAATCCGGATGTCTGCCATCTGAATAATCTGTTTCACCTCTGAATGTTGTTACTTTGTACTCGGTCCCGTCTACTAATGCAACAACTGTTCCATATTCGATTCCTTTTGGAATAACTGGATATTTTGTAGACAATACTTTCATTGCAATATCTGGAGTGAGATCGGAACAGATATCGTAGTCGTGAGGCTCTAAATGCATAAACATATCGCGTACGCAGCCACCAACAAGATACGCTTTTGATGATTTTGTATGCAGCAGTTCTAAGATGTCGATTACTGGTTGTGGAATATTAACATTATCCATATACATATCCTCCTTGTATATTATTCGTATTTTTCTAATCAACTACTCCGGACTCTGCTGAATAGTACCGTCTTTTTGTCATGACTGAACAGACAGTATCGGCATTGACATCTAAGTTTACCGATGTTTTAAGCCCAAAGTAATTGACAATCTACTTGTCTACTATTAACAAGGCTCACAATTTTGAAAACTCGTCATATTTTCTTATCTTGAGTAGAATGACGTTTTCATCACGGTCATTGAATGGTTGAAGATGCCAACTTAGTTATCCTAATACAAATACAACATCATACAAAGCTTCTGACGAGTTTCCCAGATTGTGAGCCTTGTTAGATATAAAAACAAAGTCACATAAAAATAAGGAGTGGAAGCTGCCACCTTATGGTGTGCAGAGGAAACTCCGTTCGTATACAAAATAATTAGAAATATTTTGTGATTTCCTGACGAGTTTTCCAAAATGTGAGCTTTATTAGTATTAAAGAGTTCAGAAATAACTCTTTACGGTTCCAACTGAGACCGTAAGACTGCAGGACGAAAACTCCTGTGAAACCTACACTGTAGGGATGTCTTGAACGTTTCTGCAACGGAGAGACTACAACAGAAAGCTTTGAATACCATAAAAAAAAGACACCGGGAAACTTCAATGAAGATCACGATGTCCTGGTATTTCAAACCTCAAGTGACGTCATCCTGTACTGAAACCTGCCGTCTACTCAAGATAATTGAACTACTAATGTTCAATTATAGGCGTGCAGATCAGTTAGATAAGGAGTAAATGTATTATGAATTCATTGTTAAACGTATGGATAAATGGTATGGCAGCTGTAATAGCAGACAAAGATTTGTTTATATTTGCAATCGTTATGGAAGTTATAGGAATCATATCGTGTCATGATTTATATGCTGGATGTGGAGTTGAAGATATACCTTTTATATTTATTTCGCTCGCAGTTGGTTTCTTATGGATAATTACATTTCTGTCGTTATTATTATAACTCGGAATTGTTAACCTAAGAAGATTTCACACATATTTAACACAAAACGAACTTTCATAAGACGAAAACAAAAAGGCAGTTTCATAAACATGGATCTGTCTTTTTGTTTACAAAAATGATAACCAAGCTCGAGTAGGTTATTGATGTCCGTCCCATATTTAAAGAAACAAGAATATGGAGGAAATAATTATGGTTTACACAACAGAACAGTTAAGAAATGCAACTTTGATGCAGTTAGTGGATTGGGGATTCAGTCATTACCAGATGGACGAGATTATAAAAGGATTACAATCTGGTGTGGATGTTTCAATCTATGCAGATCCGAAATGTAGCATAATCCAGATGAGTCTGATTCGTCATCGCTTGGAAGATGTATCAAAGAAAAGTCAGTACGATTTCTATCCAGCTCAGAAAGAGATCATCAGAAAAGGTGAAGAAGCCGGAGTTGATGTAACAATTTTTGCGGATCGGAAGTATAATGACGCGCAGATGCGAGTAATCGAAAATGGATTGGAAAAAGGTATAGATGTCTCAATTTATGCTGATCCGAAATATGACTATGACCAGATGGAAGAGATCAAAAAGGGACTGGAAACAGGACTAGATGTCTCAATTTATGCGGACCCTAAGTATAATTCACGACAGATGGGTGCAATTCGAACTGGACTCGAAGAAGGGTTCGATGTATCAATTTATGCCGACCTCGATTATAACGAATACCAAATGGATGCAATTCGCAAAGGGTTGAAAGCAGACCTAAATGTATCAGTTTATGCGGATCCGAAATATGATGCATTTCAGATGCGTGAAATTTGTCTTGGGTTGGAAGCAGGTCTTGACGTTTCTATTTATGCGGATCCGAAATATTCGGCAGACAAGATGGAGTTTATTCGTGAAGATTTGGAAAAACAGATGGAACAGAACGAATCAGATATCGAAAACGAAGACTATGATGAAGATTATGGCGACGATTTTGGTGATCTTTGATGAATGATACGGATAGAAGGCACTGGACTTAGTTCCGGTGCCAGACAAAATAAAAAGAATTGTTTATAACTGAAAATTGTTCCAAATTGAACTTTACAACTAATTTTGTATAAGTTTCGAGATCTCTAACATATTTACAGAACATTTGTTATTTCTTGTATATACATAGCACATATTTAGAGTAAATCTATTAATGATTAATCGAGGAGGAACAAAATATGAGTAAAAGAGGTAAATTAATAGTGAGCAAATTAGCAGCAGCAATCGTTATGATATTGATTTTTGTTAGTTGTTGCGGATTAAGTTTGATTGTAACTTGTGGGATTGTTAAGCTGATTACAATGTGTTTTTGACTGACATTTAAGTGGTCAACTGCCATTGGTATTTGGCTTATACTTTGTCTTTTAAAAGGTTCATTTAACGGTTCGCAAAAGAATTAAAACGTAATGGCGTGTACGAAGAACTTTGCGAACATGTCAGACAGAGAGGTCTGAAAAAAGAAATCCGTAAACAAATAGAAGAGACTGACTATTAAGTTAGTCTCTTTTGTTTCCGGCATTTTGTATGCTATTCGCAAAACCCATATTTAGGATAATAAATTAAAAGCATACGACAAAGGAGGAAACGAAATATGACATAGGAACAATTAAACAAGATCATCGAGAAGCATCAGCATTATCTTAATAAGGATATCGATGGATGGGAAACCATGAAAGCCGATTTATCATATAAGAATCTGAGCGGCTTGGATCTTAGCAATGCGAACCTTAGAAATGCGGATCTTAGAAATGCGAACCTATACAAAGCAAATCTTATCAACGCGGATCTTGCATATACGGACCTTAGAAATGCGAATCTTAGAGATGCGAATCTTAGAAATGCGGATCTTAGCTGTGCGAATCTTAGAAAGGCGGATCTTGCAGATGCGGATCTTAGCAATGCGTATCTTAGAGAAACGGATTTGTGCAGAGCATTTTGTTGTTATGTAAATCTGTACAAAGCGAATCTTAACAATGCAAATCTTAGAGAGGCGAATTTGTACGGAGCAAATCTTAGCTATGTGGATCTTAGAGATGCGGATCTTAGAAAGGCGGATCTTAGAGATGCGGATCTTAACAATGCGGATCTTAGAGATGCGGATCTTAACAATGCGTGCCTTAGATATGCGAATCTTAGAAAGACGGCTCTTAGAAATGTGGACCTTAGTGAGACAGATATGTACGAAGCGGATCTTAAAGAAGCAAATCTGTTCGGATCAGATCTTAAAAATACAAATATAGTCTGTGCAGTGATCAATGAAGACACAAAAATCGATTATCCGATTACATGCCCGGAAACTGGTTCATTCATTGGTTATAAAAAAGCAGTCTCTGGAAAGATCGTAAAGCTTCAGATCTGCGAAGACGCAAAACGATCATCTGCAACAACAAAGAAATGTAGGTGTAGTAAAGCTTTGGTCTTAGCAATCGAAAACATTGATGAATCTGATAGTGGATTACAGGGGATAGCATCGATATATGATCCATCGTTTATTTATCGCGTTGGTGAAATCGTAGAAGTATCTGACTTTGATGACAACAGATGGAGAGAATGCGCTCCTGGTATCCATTTCTTTATGGACAGACAGGATGCAGTTGAATATGAACTTTAAAACACATTAAAGAGATAACCGTTATGGTTGTCTCTTTTTTTTGTCCAGATAATAGAATTCCATGAGATTCAGTTCTTTATGATTGTTCAAACGGTAAATCCTTTTTCGTTTTAGTTTGCATCCGTCCATACCATATTTAGGAATGTAAACAAATGCAATGATTCATGGAGCACAGGAAAAGAAGACGACAATGAAAGGACACCGAGTCACTAGCGACCTAATGAGGCGTGAACATCTGGGTTGACGGTCTGTGTAGAATATGAAACATGCGTTGTTACAATCATAAAATATCTTACCCAAAACGGAGGAAAACATTATGAAACTTATGGAAATCGTAAAACAGGCAGCAACAGCAGGTAGAGAGGTCGTTGGTATTGAAGTTACTATGAGTAATGATGACGCGTTATATCGTATTACTGAGTACGATGCGGAGTCAGGTGCTATCAAGGTCGCAAAGATCCTTGAGGATGGAACTACAGACTCAAACGAGATTGTATTGAGAGGCATTAACACAATGTTTGCCCATTTCAAATACAATCCGAATCCGAAGCCAACGTCAGACGCAGCGATCGTTGACGGTGACTTAGTGATCGACAACGGACCAACAGTATCCCTTGGCAGCATCAAAGCTCAGAAGGTACTTGGTGCGGTTCCTGGATTGGTAATCCTTGGAGTTGGAGAACCAGAAGATGAGGAACTTGAGGTTTATACCTTCAATGCTCAGTTTTCTGCTGACCCGGACTTCGTTGGAACATTCAAGGATGCCGGATTCACAGTCCCAGCCAACACAAAGGCTGTTGTTATCGATGACCGTACTTACTTTATCGAAACGGTGATCACACCAGTTGAGATCAAAGATAAGGATGGCAAGGTAACAGATGTCAAAGAGATCTGCACCAGCGATCTCATTCAGATCATGGCAACCGGTACTGGAGAAGATACAACCGTAAGAGGCGTATCATTCTTCGGAGATAACGGCGAGGTTATGGACTATGAGGATTTCTGCTACGAGGAAGATCTTGATGAGGATGACGATGATGCTGAAGATGCTTACAATGCATACCTCAAAGAGTTCGGCAACTCTGGTTCCGGATTTGCGGTTCCGATCGAGAGTGTCCGCATGGTAGAGCAGGCAGGTCGTAAAGATTTAGTTGTTGTAACCAAAGACACAATCGACGATGACGGATACCTTACAGATGAGGAACAGCCAACAATCCGCCTGTTCACAATGGACGGCAGAAAAGTTGGAACCTTCCTTGTAAACTCCATGGATGCGAAAGTATACCTTGGTGGATCTACAAAGAGTGCTCCTTCTGTAACTGTATTCGACAAAGACCAGATCTTTGTAAGAGCAGACAAATACGGTATGAAGATCTTAAAAGATCCGAAGATCGTCACCGCTCTGGAAGGTCACACAGTTTACTGCGGCAAGGAGTATGACGAAGAGACTAAAACTGCAACTTATTACTTCGGTGATGAGAAGCAGAACGTAGTCGGATTCTCATACAGAGAAACAGACAGAGGTCCTGTTATCAAACTGGTAACTGAGATCTAGTCTGGATTAAGTCTGTAAACAAAAACAATGAGAGTCAACCTTCGGGTTGGCTCTTTTTGTATGCGAACGTTCGATTCCATATTTAGGATAACAAAAACAAACGCATACGAAAAGGAGAAACCGAAATGAACAGATTATCAACTAACGAACTGAGACAGCTTATTAAGAAGTCAGGCATGACAACGGAGGAGTATTATAAGAAATTGTTTGCGTTACAGGAAGATATCGAATTTTTTAACCTGTATATGAAACGAAACAAAAAGAGCGAATACGGATTGGTTGTCAAAGTAAAAATAGGTGCCGGACGTGCTTTCGATGATATCTGGAAGAAATACGGATACGGAACAGACAAAGACAGTATCGAGCGTACATTTGCTGAAACTACTCTATTAAGTGTTATTTTCAAAGATATGTATGATGGTACTGACATCTATTCTGATGACGAGATCCGTAGTTTCAAATTTAGCTTTGAAATGTATGACGAGACAAATATGGAGGATTACATCTCAGACTTCACTGGATGCTCGCATGGATGGATGGACGTAGCAAGGCAACTCGAAATAATTGCAACAAAAGAGTGTTAACAAAAACAATGAGAGTCAACCTTCGGGTTGGCTCTTTTTGTATGCGAACGTTCGATTCCATATTTAGGATAACAAAAACAAACGCATACGAAAAAAAAAGGAGGAACTGAACATGAGTAATAATGTAACAAATAATGAACCTGTACATGGATACAAGGTGTTTAATCCAGACTGGACTTGCAGAGACTTTCAGTATGAGGTTGGGAAAACATTTGAAAAAAAATGTTAAACCGAGTTGTTGTGGTAGAGGTTTTCATTTTTGCAAAGAAGCTATTGACTGTTTTAATTATTACACTTTTAATCCAAAAAACAAAGTTGCAGAAGTAATTGCACTTGGAGAATTAGACACAGAAGGTGACAAGCTTTGCACAAACAAAATCCAGATTGTACGCGAGATTCCTTGGATGGAAGTCTTAATACTCGTAAATATTGGAAAAGAAAACACAGGAGTAGGCAATACTGGAGATTATAATTCTGGAAATCGTAATACAGGAGACTGTAATACAGGATGCAGCAACACCGGAGATTGGAGTTCCGGATACTGGAATTCTGGATCATATAATGCTGGATGCAGCAACACTGGAGATTTCAATACAGGAAATTGGAACACCGGAGACGGCAACACTGGTTATGAAAACACCGGAAATAGTAATATCGGAGACAGGAACACCGGAAAAAGGAATATCGGAAACAGGAATACCGGCGACTGGAACAAATCATCATTTAATACCGGCTGTTTTAATACAGAAGAACAGACAATCATGCTGTTTAACAAGCCGTCAAATATGACTTACAATGATTGGTTAGATTCAAAGGCGAATTATTTGTTGAATCAGATACCAAATGATATTGTTGAATGGGTATATAGGAGTAACATGACGGATGACGAGAAACTCGCACATCCAACATGTGAAACAACAGGTGGCTACCTGAAAGTACTTGATAATTCCGAAAATGCTCAGAAATGGTGGGATAATCTTTCGGATACAGATAAGGATACTATTAAGGCGATTCCGAATTTCGATCCTGAGATTTTCTACGAGTGCACCGGAATCAAAGTAGAGTAACAGACAGAAAAAGGAACCTATACACAGATTTGTGTACGGGTTCCTTTTTTTTTTACGGGAAAATGCTCTTTTTGTGTCCGTTAATCATAGATCCCAGACTTTGTGACCACAAATTCGGATCCATTGCATTTCGGACACGGACAGCAGGATTTCCTTTCTTGTTTCATGAAGACTGTTTGCGGGATCGGCAGATAGGAAATCTCATTACAGTCCGGACAATGTGCGACCTTTTCCTCGTAGGTCCCATATTTTCCGCAAACAAGAGTTATGTCATAAGTGAAGAGTTTCCGACAGTGTTTGCAAAAGAACGGGACCGAATTTACTTCGATTCGTGGACGTTCCATTGTTTTGTACACGAGTGCGAGTTCATCGGTTCTATTACCGTCTTCTATTGACTTCACAACTTTATTTTCTTTCTGACTGCTGCCAGATCGACCGTATACTGCATGAAACTCATACTCACAGTCTAAACATTTCGTATCATAATAGTTTCCCATACTTCAAATTCCTCCGTTGTATTCGTATTTGTTATCGCTGATATACATCATTATAAGATATACTTATGGTTTTGTCTATTTTGAAGACAGATTGTTTTGTTTTGAGCTGGTATTGTTTTGTTTCCGTTATTTAGTATGCCTTCCTTTCGTCCATATTTAGGATAACAAAACAACCCGCATACGAAAAAGGAGGAAACAAATTATGTTGATTACATTGACTGGAATTGTATTAATAGTTATTGGAATTATTATCATCTGGCTCTGTATTAAGGTTCCGAAATTCAAGAAGGTAGGCAAATATTTTGGAATTGTATTTCTGTCGGTTGGATTTGCATGGATGGCATTTGTATTCGAAATTATCGGATTGCAGCGTATGAAAGAGGATTCGGAGATAGCAAACAATCAGAAAGAATACGTAATGCTGTGTGCAAGTATTCGTTTGCTGGAAGCGAATCCGGACGATGAAGCAAAGGATACAATCATCGAAAATGCCAACGACTGGAACGAAAAAGTAGATAACGGAAGAAAGTATCTCAAAGATCCGTGGACCAGCTGGCTATGGAACAAGAATATAGTCGACTCAATGGAATACATTGAGATTACGGAAGACCTGATTAAATAACCGAAAACGAGAAGAGTTACTGACACGGTAGCTCTTTTTGTTTTGTTTCCGTTCATTTGTATGCACGTCTTAGTTCCATATTTAGGATAACAAAACATATTGCATACAAAAAGGAGGAAACGAAAATGTTATTTACATTATTAGGAATTATGGTTGTTGTTGTAGGATTTGTTGTCATCTGGATCGGAGTTATCCAAAATAAAACAGCGAAGAAAAACAAAATGGGTGCTTTGTGTGTAGGTAGCTTTGCTTTGGTAGTTGGAATCACATGGGTAATGACGATGGCTTTGATAATATTAGAAGCACATAGCTGTGCGGATTCTGATATTGCAAACAATAACAATGAATACGTATTATTATCTGCAAGTGTCTGTTTGTTAGAAACGAATCCGAACTATGAAGAAAAAGATGCAATCATTGAAAGCGTCAACAAATGGAACGAAAAAGTAGATAACGGGAGACGATATCTTAAAAGTCCGTGGACAAACTGGTTGTACAGCAAGAGAGTTATTGATGCGATGGAATACATTGAGATTCCGGAAAACATGATTAAATAATCGAAAAACGAGGAGAGTTGCCAATATGGTAGCTCTTTTTGTTTTGCTTTGTTTCCGTTCATTTATATGCACGTCTTAGTTCCATATTTAGGATAACAAAACAACCCGCATACGAAAAAGGAGGAAACAAATTATGTTAATGGTATTAATGGGAATCGTATTTATTGTTATCGGAATCGCTATCATTGCAATCAGCGTTATCCAAAAGAGGAAAACAAAGAAGAAGAATGCAGGTGTTTTCTTCGGTAGTCTGTTTTTAGTATTGGGTTTCATTTGGCTTACATTAATGTTTGAGTCGATCTGGAATCAGCATAATAGTGCGGATTCGGATATTGCAAACAATAATAAGGAATACGCATTGTTGTCTGCAAGTGTTTGTTTGCTGGAAGAGAATCCAGCTTATGAAGAGAAAGAAATAATCATTGAGTGCGTGAACGAATGGAACGAAAAAGTAGAAAACGCACAAAATGGACTCAAAAATCCGTGGACAAACTGGCTGTACAACAAGAGAGTTATTGAAGCGATGGAACACATTGAGATTCCGGAAAGTGTAACAAAATAACTGAAAACGAAGAGAGTTACCAACATGGTAGCTCTTTTGTTTTGATTCGTTTTGTTTCCGTTCATTCGTATGCACGTCTTAGTCCCATATTTAGAATAACAAAAATATATTGCATACGAAAAAGGAGGAAACGAAATGAATATTATACCAATTAATCTTAATTTCCAATTTGATGAAGGGGATGAAACAACACCGATTATTATTGTTGCTACAGATGACGTTTATGTTCATATCTGTCAGGTTATGAACGAAATCATGGAAACTCATTCTGTTTTGTGTGAATCGGAAGACTATGGAAAGTTAGGACGTACACCAGAAACACTTATGAACTATTATTGTTCAAAAGTTAGACCTGGATGGAACTGGTATCCAATTGCATATACAGTGGATCTTAACTAACTAAAAACAAAGGGAGTTACCAATACGGTAGCTCTTTTTTGTTTTGATTTGTTTTGTTTCCGTTCATTCGTATGCACATCTTAGTTCCATATTTAGAATAACAAAACATACTGCATACGAAAAAGGAGGAAACGAAATGAATTACTATTATCATTTGACACAGCCAGAATTTATTACCGCGATCCAGAAAGAAGGATTAAAACCAATGCTTGGGAAACGGTCAAAATCAATCGGAGACAAAGAAGAAAGACTTTGTTTGTGTTCCGAAAGTAGTATTGATGCCTGGTCAATCATGCTTGGGACAAATACGGTAATCAAAGTTGTGGTCCCAGACGAAGACAAAATGAAATTGGTCGATCAGGGTAATGTATCTGATGAGTACAATTATGATGGTATTATTCCGCCAGAGTACATTGTGGATATTTTTACAGCGAATCCAAGTAAAATCATACTCAACAAGCTTCGATATAACTATATGTGGGGATTATCTGAATTCTGTACTTATTGTGCCAGATATTATACAGAACTGGATAGTGAGAATACAGACGAAGAGTATCTTGATGCGCTCAAAGAGGCTATTCAAGTAACTGGAGAGTTGTTAATTCCTGTAATTCCAAAATTATGTTATCCGGACATGCCAAAAGAAGAACGAAAAGATATTCTAAAAATGATTGGAAATCAGGGAGCGTATTCATTCTGTGATGACTATGACGTGAATATTAAAGAGGGAATCCCAGTCAAAAAGCTATATCAGATGCTGATACTGTATCCAGAAGACGACCTTACCGAGATCCGTCAGACGATTAACAGACTGATCAAAGATAATTTCAAGTATTGTCTGAGAGTTAATACGGGCGGATTTACAGGCTAAAAAGAGAAACAAATGGAGTTACCGACGTGGTAGCTCTTTTGTTTTGTATGCGAACTATGAATCCCATATTTAGGATAACAAATTTTAGGATAACAAATAATACACGAAAAGGAGGAAATACAATGTTATCAACAATCATCAAAATATCAGATATGATTTTTTCGGTTTCGGGAATTGTATATCTTTTAACAGTCGCAATAGAAAGGAAAGACGGAATTGTGGAAGACGAAATAATATCACGAATATCATCAATTTCTGCAGTTTATAGTCTTATGTTTGGGGTTCTAACAGTAATATGTTGCCTTGTATATCTAATATTGTACTAAAAGCAAATTGAGTCTGCCTATTGGTAGGCTCTTTTGTTTTGTATGTGAATTGTTTTGTATGTGAATCATGCATCACATATTTAGGATAACAAACAATTTGCACATAATAAAAGGAGGAAACGAAATGAAAGCAACGAAAGGATTTAGAAAAGACATGACATGCAGAGGATTTCGATACGAGGAAGGAAAATCGTATCATGAAGAAAAAGCAAAATGTCGTGAAATTGGTTTTCATGCATGTGAATACCCATTGGATTGCTTCACACATTACGGACCAACAAAAAGCGAATACCATGAAGTAGAGTTATCAGGAGTTATCGATAAAAGCACTCTTGATACAAATATGAGTACTACTGATATCAAAATTGGACCTAAATTATCGTTTACAGAACTTGCGTTGAGCGCGTACGATTTCATTTATAAAAAAGCTAAAGAAGTCTCTGTTTATAAAGGAGCAGGTAAATTCGCATCGGTTATAAGTAATCATAATGTTGTATCTAAAGAAGGATACGGTTGTGTTGCAGCAAATACTAGATCCTATGGAGCTGCTGCTGCATATGGACCCGAATCATCTGCATCCGTTACTGAGAGTTTTAGCACATCAATAGCAGATGGATCGTCAGTAACGTCAACAGCAACTAGTTATAATAGCATTGCATCTGCAACTGGATACGATAGTATTTCGGCAGTAACTGGCAAAAACAGCGTATCGTCAACAGAGGGAATGCACAGCATATCCGGGACAACCGGATGTTATAGCGTTTCGTCTGCTACTGGAAATCATAGTGTTTCAGTAACAACAGAAGAGGAATCAGTATCATCAGCGAATGGATATGGATGTGTATCAACGACAACAGGGAGAGACAGTTTTGCTTCTGTTGAAAGTGATACAGGAATTGCTGTTGCATGGGGATATAAATCAAAAGCAAAAGGCTGTATTGGCTCTCGTCTTGTTTTGGCTGATTGGAAATGTGTCAGATATATAATAAACGAAGAAGACGCATGGCAGTTGGTTGGAGCGAAAATGGTGACCGTAGATGGTGTTAATATTAAAGCAGATACTTATTATCGCTGTATCAATGGCGAAGTAGTCGAAGCTATTGACGAAGACGAATAACCCGAAACAATTAGAGTTTGCAAATGTGCAGGCTCTTTTTTGTTATGGATTCGAATGGTTGTTTCCGGTTATTTTGTATGCAATTATCTTATCACATATTTAGGATAACAAACAATAAAGCACATAATAGAGGAGGAACCAAAATGTCAGAAACAAAGAAAACATGTCCATTCGGAACAGTAGGAGATCAGAACCAGAAAGCGATTCTTTACCAAATCCTGCAAAATGGATTCAGAGATGAGAATCCGAGACCACATTATGAAGATATGTATCATAATGCGCATCTTTCTGATGATTGCAAATATGTGATCACAGAAGACGGAAACAAGATTGAAATTGGAGAAGGAACTGCATTTACAAACGGTTCAGATGTAACCGTTTATGTCCCGGCTCATACGTTATCCATTAACCATGTTGTTACTAGATACGACTTAGCAAAAGGTGAGTGCCCGATTTTGACTTTGAGACCGATCGCGTGGAAATCAGCAGTCAAAGAAATCTTGTGGATCTATCAGATGCAGAGTAATAAGCTGTCTGATCTTCATGATTTAGGCATCAAATATTGGGACCAGTGGGATATTGGCGACGGAACAATTGGCTGCAGATATGGAGCAACCGTAAAAAGACATAACCTGATCAATAAGTTGCTGGATGGATTAACAGCCGATCCATTTGGTCGCCGTCATATTATGTGTATGTGGCAGGAAGACGATTTTTCAGACGAAACAGGAGGAACAACCAAAGGATTGAATCCATGTTGTTATGAAACGATCTGGAATGTAAGAAGAGGAATCGACGGTAAATTGTATCTGGATATGCTCATGAATCAGCGGTCCAGTGACTTTATCGTATCCGCATCAATCAATGAGATGCAGTATGTGGCGCTTCAGTTAATGGTCGCAAAACATTGTGGATACGAACCTGGTGTTTTCACGCATGTAAGTGAAAACGTGCAGATTTATGACAGACATTTGAGTCAGGCAAAAGAAATCGTTTTTAATCGAAACACAATTGATTGTGATCCAAGATTTGTTCTGGATACAGAGAAAACAAACTTTTTCGATTTCACGATCGATGATTTTAAACTGATCGGATATCCAAGAGAAGAAATTGCAAAGAAGAATCCACAGATGAAATTCGATCTTGGAATCTAAAACAGAAACAAACAGAAGGACTCGCTTTATGCGGGTTCTTTTTGTATGTGTATGAAAACTTACAACACAAATCCATTCATTCCATATTTAGGATAACAAACAATTACACACACCGAAAAGGAGGAAACAAAATGAGTGAAGTAACAAAAATAAGTGGACCAGTACATGGATATAAGGTTTTTGATTCGGATTGGACCTGTAGACCAGCAGGAGCTAAACCAAAACAATATACCTGTCCTGGAAAGTTTGAAGAAGAAGGAAAACTTGAGGTTTGTTGTCATGGTATGCACTTCTGCCAGACTGCTGCTGACTGCTTCAATTATTATGATTTTGACAGTGAAAACAAGGTTGCAGAAGTCATTGCTTACGGTGAGGTGCTGACAGTAGGTGACAAGTCCTGTACCGACAAACTTGAAATAGTGCGTGAAATTCCTTGGGATGAAGTGTTGCGAATCATCAATCTTGGAAAGAATTGCACCGGGAACAGGAACACAGGGGACTGTAATGCTGGAAACAGGAACACAGGAAACTGGAATACCGGGAACAGGAACACCGGGACCAAAAACACCGGGCACTGTAACACTGGGGACAGGAACACTGGGAATAGGAACACCGGGATTTGTAACGCTGGAGACAGGAACACCGGAGACAGGAACACCGGAAACGACAATACCGGAAACTACAACACAGGGGATTGGAATACCGGGTATTGGAACACCGGGAACAACAACACCGGGTACAAGAATACAGGAAATAATAACACTGGGGATAGGAACACTGGCAACTGGAATACGGGGGATTGGAACAAGTCATCTTTTAATACTGGCTGTTTCAATACAAAAGAACAGAAGATATTGCTGTTCAATAAACCGTCAGATATGACCTATAGTGACTGGTGTGAATCTGATGCACGGTGGTTATTAAAGCAGATACCAAAGGATGTTGTTGAATGGATTTGGTCAGGCAACATGACTGATGAAGAAAAGGAACAGTATCCGGAATACAAGACAACAGGCGGTTACCTGAAAGTGCTTGACGAGTCTGAATGTGGTCAGTTGTGGTGGAACAATCTCGAAACAAAAGACAAAGACACCATCAGAGCGATTCCAAACTTTGATCCAGATATTTTTTACGAATGTACTGGAATCAGAGTCGACTAACGAAAAACAGAGACTGACCAATTGGTTGGTCTCTCTTTTTGCCTCCGGTTGTTTTGTATGCGAAGAATCGAACCCATATTTAGGATAACAAAACAAATGCATACGAAAACAAAGGAGGCAAAAAGTATTATGACAAGATCAGTAACAGAAGCAGCAAATCGTGTCAGAAAATGCTTAGAAGGCGGCAGATTCTGGGACGTCATAGAGACACCTGGAAAAGAAATTGAAGTGTATTGGTGCGGAGACTTACGTTTCGTGATCAGCAGAGATTATAACGAGGACTGGATTATTTCAAGCGAGCACGAATTGAATCTTGAGACTGTTGCACGTGTTTGGGAAGCAGTCAAAGGATACTAAAACAGCAACAATTAGAGTCGACTACTATAGTTGGCTCTTTTTGTGTGCCTCCGGTTGTTTTGTATGCGAAGAATCGAACCCATATTTAGGATAACAAAAACAAAGCATACGAAAGTAAAGGAGGCAAAAAGTATGGCAAAGAAAAGATTGAAAGATATGACGGATCACAAAGTAATGAGTTTCAAAGAAGCTGCAAAAGCGTTAAATTGGACTCTCACAGAGGATGACGAAGTTTACCCAGTATCCTGTGACTGCGGTAACAGCAAAATTGAGTATACTGGAGTAATTGGTGTACAAAAATTAAGATGCGGTAATTGCGGAAAACAAATGTCAAGTCTGATTTCTTTGAATCCGGCTTGTCGTTCAATGCTTGACATCGAGAAAGACGAGGAAGGAAATGAGCGGTTCTGGATCATTAAAGACAAGAAAGATCAGACAGAAACGATAACAGACTGGCTTGCAAAGCAGGAAGATTACGGTCTCTGCAACCCACCAATGGACGCTCAGAAAGCATTGTGTTTTCTGGCTGAGTATTTGGATATTCCGGAAGACACCATACCTGAAAACGAACAACAGACAAATACCTATATTGTTTGCAAAATCTTAGACAGATACAGCAAAAAATATAGAAAGGAATTGAAAAACAAATAAGAAGCAAACGAAAGAGCCTATTCCAATTTAGTGGAGTAGGCTTTTGTGTACCTCCGGTTGTTTTGTATGCGAAGAGTTGAACCCATATTTAGAGTACAAAAACAAAGCATACGAAATAAAGGAGGAAAAGTGAAGTATGGAAAAGAAAAGATTACAAGATGTTACTGATTACAAAGTAATGAGTTTTAAAGAAGCTTGCGATCATCTTAACTGGAAGTTACCAATGAGTCCGTTTGGTGATATAGTTGGAAATTGTGGTTGCGGATGCGAGCTTAAATTTCGGATGATTTTGGGAAGAAATTACCTCATGTGTCCAAAATGCGGAAGATATATGGTAAATATATTTTCTCCTGTTTGTGAAGAAGTAAAACAGAGAACACCACTTGACGCAAATGATTTTAACTTTGAAAAAGACGCAAACGGATGCGATCGGTTCTGGATTGCTAAATTCGATGGATTCGATCATGGTGGAATCGTTACAGACAAAACGAAGGTCGAAGAAAATCGTGTCATTCCAAAAGCCGCATTCGTTCAAAAGCCGTTAGATGAAGGGATTACAATAGAAGAGATCACAGAACTTGTCGGCAGGCTCGAATGCGAACAGGTAATTCCAATCGAAGTGCAGGCAAACAGTAGTTGTGCTATTGGTTTTATTTCATTGGATGCTGCTGAAGAATTAGATTACGATTATGATAATCTGATTCGGAATGTATCTGAGGTAATCGAAGACATGGATAACGAAACAGAGTATGGAAACTACGATTTTGATGGATTTCCGGTATATATCGGATATTAGCAGGAGGAAACAATATGAAGAAATCAGAGAAAAACATGATCTTTCAGGAAGCTGCATTAATGTCAGATGAGAAACTGAAAGAAGCGTATTATGATTCTGTAGATGCTTGTCTCGGAAGCCAGGCAGAAATTATGGAGGAACAAGGCTGGGATCCTGTAGATATCAAAGAACGTCGCCAGTATGAGAAGTTCCTTTCTGAGAAATCGGATCTTTTGGGATTCATTTGCAATATGAGAGGTATCAAACTTTGGGAGATAAGGAATCATAACTAAAAAACAGAAGAGAGATCGCATTCATGTGGTCTCTTTTCTTTTAGACTTTACTTGACATATAACGTAATTGCGTTATAATGAACACAAAGGAGTGATAATCAATGAATGACCGTTTAAAGAAAAAAATAAAAGAAACTGGGAAAAGCATATATAAAATCAGTCAAGAGAGCGGAATTCCATATACAACATTGAATGAATTGATCAATGATAAGAAAAATATTAACAACAAAGCAGCAGAAACAGTATATAAGCTTAGTTTATATTTGAATTGCAATATAGATGAGATTCTGAACAACATTGCTTTTCTCGAAAACGGAAAAGGAACTTATCTTGGATATCGATATTATTGGAAAGTAACGAATAGTGGAATAGAGTTGCATATACTAGATAATAATGAAGATTTAATGTTGCTCACTCTAAAAAATATGTGTCAAGATTTATATGATTGTTATCGGAAACAAGTACCTGAAATGATGATTGAAGATTATGATAATGAAAAACGAGAATGGGAGGCATTGCTATGAGTCAATACGCATTAATGCATAAAAATGATGTTTGTGGAAGTCTAATTATCGATGACGAAACAGGGACTCTAAAAATATATAAAGACAACGGAAGTGGGTTATCACCGTTTTTGGGAAATGCAGATACGAGAAGAATGAAACATTGGTGGGAAGGGAGAGCTGTTCCTGCTTCTCGAAAAATGATGCAGGAAGTATTAAAACAAGCTGGATGTACGAATACAAAAATGTATCTGGCAAAAAATCTTGCTCTATCAATGACAGATTCTTATTGGATTCGACCACTGGATATGGATGTAAAATATGAAGATGTGAAGTTATCAAGTATGAATCCATTTTCTGACAATAAAGTTCCATATCACAATGCAACTTCTTATGATTCGAATGCCGCATTAGGTGGACAAATGGAAAAATATTGGGATATCGAAACACAATTTCCAACGCTTGTGAAAGAAAGTTATAAGTATTTTGGACAGCAGGCGATAAATGAGGCTTTTGCAACTTATTTGCATGATTTACAAGAAACGACAATCCCTTATGTTCCTTATCTTGCGGGACATACAGAGGATAATGGTCTTTATTGTAGATGTGATGCATTTACAAACGATTCTGTTGAATTAGTATCCGCATATGAAGTTATCGAAGGATCGAAATTGCAAAATGACAAATCATTATATGATAACTATATTCGGATATGTGCAAAATTAGGAATTGAAGCTCAAGAAATTAGTGATTTTATGGATTATCAGACGTTAACAGATTTCATTATCAGTAATACAGACGAACATCTTGGAAATTTTGGTATTCTAAGAGATTCAAACACAATGCAATATCTAGGTCCAGCACCAATATATGACTCTGGTAATAGTATGTTTTTCAAAGAATCATCAACGGTTCATACAAGATTAAGCTTATTGCAGCAACCAATTACAAGTTTTTACGATTCTGAAGAAAAAATGGTTAAGAACATAAAAAACAGACAGTTAGTAAATATAGATTTACTTCCAACGGTTGAAGAGACAATTGCTTTATATACATCATATGGATTTCCAGAAGAAAGAGCCATAACAATTGCAAATAACTATGCATTAAAGGTTGATATGGCTTACGAATTCGAAAACGGAGCAACGATATCAATGTACCATGAAAGACAAAAAGAATCAGAAAATATTCCAGAAACAAACAACCTAGAGGATAATACAGACGATTTTGATGTCGGAGAGGATTTATAGAGATCGCATTCATGTGGTCTCTTTTCTTTTGGTAACAATAACGGTATACTAACCATGGGATATAAAATTTTCATGCTGCTTTGTCGCAACACATATTTAGAATACAAATAAGAGAAGAGGAAAGGAGAAATGCTATGTTTGATGAGAAGAATATCGAACTTGACGAAAAGCATTCGAAAGAAAAGAAAAAGGAATACCTGATTAGAGACGACGAAGGAAATATTCAATTCGTGTATTCTATATACAGAAGACCAGAAATGGATATTATCTTTCCACAGTTCACTCCTGTATTAAGTACAGGGTTATTGCCTGTGATTGATATACTTGATGACAAAAAGGTTCTTACTTTTGAACCAAACCCGATTGGATCCGTCATTACTCAGTCATATTTTGGCAAGTTCATAGATGATTCTGTATTTGCGAAAGAAGCGGCAGAATACATTATGGATCACTTTGAGGAACTTTAACAAACAAGGAAAGACACTGCTTATTCAAGTGGCGTCTTTTTTTTCTTGCCATACATAGGGAGGTCTCCGCACATATTTATGAAAAATGAAGATATGGAGGAAACCATTATGAGTAGTGTAAATGACTTGTTGAAGGCAATTGCAAACAGAGATTATTCACAGGAATATATTAACGAAGACATAAGTTTTGTAAACGAACGATTTGATAAGTTTCGGAAATACTTTAATGCAGTTTACGAACATGTTTACGGTAGCTCTACTGCGTTAACATTAGTTCACGGAGGGATGATGACACCAGAAGCCTATCAGGATATGGTCGTTAATCTTGATGGAAAAAGAAAACACGCACATGATATGGCAATCGCAGCCTGTGAACAGATCAATCGTCAATGTGATATGTATGGTCTCGAACATCTGTGTCCAGAAGTCGAAGTCGATCCAATCAACAAAGAAAAATGCGTAAACAGAGGAGAGATTGCAGATTTTGTTGGTCGATATGTGTATTCTGTATTCCAACAAGGACGTGAAGGCAGAACTATGGATCAGCTTATCATTGACAATGAGATGAAATATGGTGACCGTCCGGCACTTGATGTTTCGTATGAGATTGCGAAAGATGCAGGCAGAAATCCAGAGCATGCATACAATCCAGGCGACATGGATCAAAATGCATACGGAGAGTTCGAATACAAAAGTGGGGTTGCCAATGACGATGCTGGTGGGGATTCTATGGAAGACGTCGAATATGATGACGATGATTTTGGAGAATTATGACGAGTTTCCGCAATTTTGAGCCTTATTATGGTATATAATATTGTGGAAGGGCGTAAATGAGACTCGAGAAAGGTGGAAACGAAATGAGTAGTGTAAATGACTTGATTACGGCAATTATGAACCGAGATTTTGACCGCGATGAAATTGAATCAGATATTGCATTCGTAAATGCGCGGTTTCATATGTTACAAACCTATTTTGACGCGGTTTATAAGGAATCATACGGACATTCTGTAGCTCGGACATTGGCAAATGATGAACATATTACTTCTGAACGATATGTAGAATACATTGAGGAGCTCGAATCTAAAACAGCAGATTGTTTGGACACGGCAATCGCAGCCTGTGATCAGATAAACAAAATGTGTGACCAATATGGGCTGCAACATCTGTGTCCGGACGTGGAATACGATAAACAAAATGGAAACAAATGTATAAATCGAGATGAGATTGCGGAATTTATCGGTGATTATATGTGTTCTGTATTCGAACAAGGACGAGAAGGCAGAATGATGGAGTCAATCGATATGGAGTAAGAGAGGGAGACAATCATGAGATATGAAATAGACTACAGAAAGATCGGTGCAAAAGAGGAAGTCGAAAAGCTTTTAGATAGCTGGATTGCGTCTGTTAAAAAAGAGAAAATGGAAATACAGATCATACATGTCGTATCCGGTGACTTTGAAAATGATTTTGAGTTACATTATGGGACGGAAATTGAATTCAATGGATGGCAGTGTGATTGGACACATAGCATCGATTATAAAGGATATGAATTCGAAGTGTCTGGAGAGGCTTGGTATGGCAAAATCTTAATCACATGTGAATGAGATACGGAAAAAGAAATCAACAGGAATGTTGGTTTCTTTTTTTTGTTTTCAAATTAGTTTGGCTCCCAGAAAACCATATTTATAGTGATAAAAAACATATTCAAAACAAGGAGAACAAGGAGGATAACATGAGACTTGGAATCACAGAGTACGGGGATGCTGGCGTCGACTTCAGATGGGAAAACAAATTAAAGGAAATCGATGGAGTCATCCTTATAACAAAGAACTTAAACGACACATTCATCAAAAAGGTTTTAAGCCATATGAATGAGGTTCCTATCGTAGTGCATTGTACATGTACCGGATGGGGACACACAAGAATGGAACCAAATGGCCCGGACTACAAACAGCAGCTTTCACAGATGAAGAAATTGATTGAGTCTGGATTTCCAGCAAGCAGAATGGTATTGCGGATTGATCCTATTTTCCCAACTGAGAAGGGTGTCAAGCGAGTTTCCGAGATGTTAAATTACTACCATTCATTGGGTTTGCCTGAAAATGAGATCCGATATCGTATTTCAATCGTGGATGAGTATCCGCATGTACGGGAACGTTATCAAAAACTTGGATTCACGCCGATGTATGGTGGAAGTTTCTATCCGTCTGATGAACAACGTAATCTTGTCGGAAACGCATTAAGTGAGTACCCTTATCAGTTTGATACATGCGCAGAGGACGTCCTTGCATATAAGTTTCCAGCGACATTTCGGATTAAAGGATGTATCAGTACAGAGGATCTGCAGATTATGGGAATTAAATATGACGGTACATTTCCTGAGAACCCACAAGGAAGAAACGGATGTCATTGTCTTGCCTGTAAAACGGAACTTTTAACACCAAGAAAGAAATGTCCTCATAATTGTCTGTATTGTTTTTGGAAAGATTAAGAGGAGGAAACAATATGAGCACACTTGGAACTTGGACAGGAAGCAGAGACATCGAAATCGTAGAGGTCGAAGGGAGACCGATCGCTCTCAGTGGTTGGAATGGAGAACAGTATTTACAGTGCTGGGAAGTAGACGAAATCATTTCAGGAACTGGATTTTTAAGAAAGCGAAAATAAGTTCAAAACTGAGCTTGCAGAATGTATTTGATAACACATCATTGCAGCAATAGATAGCAACAAAGAAAAGGGATTGACCATTTAAGTCGGTCCCTTTCTTTTTGTTTGCGCTCTTGTGGACACATATTTAGATATGCAGAAAGAGAGGTGAAAAGATATGAGCAAACGAAATGTACGGGATCAAAAAGAAGTGGAGAGAAAGAGTGTGGCATCGGTTCAATCGTACCAAGATCAGAGTGTAACCAAAGAGGAGTGGCGACGAATGTGTGAACATGAAAAGAAATGGTGTGAATACCAGGAAGTCGCCGGGATGGATCGGTTACAAGCTCTGGGGTACATACAAGGGATGCCGACATTTGAGCCAATGTAAGCGAAAACGAAGAGACATAGAACACATATTTAGTTATGTAAAAAGAAGGGTGGTTGTTTTATGAATTATCACGATATAGCGAAAGATAACATGGTAAATGGTGATGGAATTCGTGTTGTTTTATTTGAAAGTGGCTGCACACATCAATGTCCCGGGTGTCAAAATCCACAGACATGGGATAAAAACAGCGGAATTAAATTTGATGACGCTGCAAAACAGGAGTTATTTGAAGCATTACGAAAACCATACATAGACGGCATTACGTTCTCAGGTGGAGATCCGTTAGCAACATTTAATCGTGACGAAACCTTATCACTAATTAAAGAAATTAAAGAAAAGATGCCGGACAAAACAGTTTGGGTTTACACAGGATACACAAAAGAAGCCTTAATTCAGCAGGATCCTATTTTTACACAAGATTTGTTATCACATATTGATGTTCTTGTAGATGGACCGTTCATACAGGAACGATTTGATCTGAATTATGAATGGGCTGGCTCAACAAATCAACGAATATTAAGAAAAGAAGACGGATTTGTTCGGAATACTTCAGCAGTTTACGAATACGAAGACAGAAAAGGGTTTGTCGGAGATGAATGTTCATATTCAATAAATGATACCAAAGAACCTGGTTCAAAACAGGATGAAAACGAATATGAGTTAGATGAAAACGACTTTGAACTATAAACATATAACCCATATTTAACACGAAAATATAAATCAATAAAAGGAGTCCGAATACTCATAGCGGATTCCTTTTAAATCACTAAAAGGAGGAATAAATATGAGTACAAACATTACAGTAATTAAAAATGGAGACAAAGGAACAGAGATGTTCGAAGCAAAGAAGATCAAAGCAGCAATTGTAAAATCAGCAAACAGAGTTGGTGTTGATTTATCTGAAACGCAAAAAGACAGAGTTGTTGTAATCGTCGAGGATATTATAACATCAAAAGCAATCAGAGAGGTAACTGTTGATCAATTGCATTCTTATGTTGAAATGGCTCTTGATGACGTAAGTCCGGTAACAGCAAAGAGTTACAGACAATATCGTGACTTCAAGGCTCAGTTTGCAAAAATGATGAGCCGTGTAGCCGACTTCGCAGAGAAGATCATGTATCGCGGCGATAGAGAAAATGCAAACAAAGATTCCAGTCTCGTATCAACACAAAACGCATTAATCGCATCTGAGTTTGGCAAGGAAATGTACATTAATCAGTTTCTGACTGCAATTGAGAAATCAGCTGAGTCAAAAGGATTCATTTACATTCACGATAAAGATAAGAGATTATTTACAATTAACTGTTGTCTATTTTTGATGGGAATTCTGTTAAAAAACGGATACGAAATGGGGAATGAATGGTACAATGAACCAACGACATTGGATGTTGCGTTTGATGTAATAGCAGACATTGCATTATCGGCTCCTAGTCAACAGTATGGAGGATTCACAATTCCACAAGTCGATTTCATTCTTGAACCGTATGCGAAAAAGACATATACAAAAACCTATAATGAAAGAATGAAAGAATACAAAGAACTCGGTGTCGATCCTGAGATAGCAAAAGCAAAAGCTGACAAAGTAGCAATGGAACAGGTTGCTTACGACTTTAAACAGGGATTCCAGGGTTGGGAAATGAAATTCAATACAGTTAGTTCCAGTCGTGGCGATTACCCATTCATTACAGTAACATCTGGTCTCAACACAAGTAAATTTGGTGTAATGTGTAACGTTATCATGTTCAATGTACACAAAGAAGGTCAGGGTAAGGCTGGTAAAAAAAGACCTGTTCTGTTTCCAAAATACGTATTCTTGTATGATAAGGAAACGAATGGATCAGGACCTGTGTTTGATGCAGCTTTAGAATGTTCAGCAAAAACAATGTACCCTGATTGGTTATCACTTTCTGGAGAAGGATATGTACCAAGTATGTATAAAAAATACAAAAAGGTTGTATCGCCGATGGGCTGCAGAGCCTTTTTAAGCCCTTACTATGAGAGAGGTGGATTCGAACCTGCAGACGAAAATGATGTACCTGTATTTGAGGGTCGTTTTAATGCAGGAGTTGTTTCTTTAAACCTGCCGCTGATTTATCTTGATTCTAAGTCACGTGGCGTAAATTTCATGGAAGAACTCGATTATTATCTGGAAATGATTAGACAGATTCACATTAAGACGAAAGCATATCTTGGAGAGAAGAGAGCAAGTATTAATCCACTCGGCTTCACACAGGGCGGTTTCTATGGTGGAAATTTAAAACCAGAACAGAAACTGAAAGAGTCGAAAAAACTGATGGAAGCTACAACATACAGTTTCGGTATCACGGCACTTAATGAGTTACAGGAAGCCTACAATGGAAAATCAATCGCAGAAGACGGAGCATTCGCACTTGAGGTATTACAGCATATCAATCGTAAGGTTGATGAATTTAAACATGAAGATCATATTCTTTATGCCATTTACGGCACTCCAGCAGAAAGTCTCTGTGGAAAACAGATCAAACAGCTTCGAGAATATGTTCGTGAAAACATGGAACAACTCGAAACAGTCGGATATCATGTAGATCGTACTGAAAATGGTGAATATGTAATCAAAGGCATCTGCGATAAAGAATATGTATCAAATAGTTTTCATTGTCACGTTACTGAAGATATCACTGCAATTGAGAAACAGGATTCTGAAAATAGATTTTGGAACTTATGCAATGGCGGAAAGATTCAGTATGTACGTTATCCAGTAGGTTATAATAAGAAAGCTATGAAATCTCTTATCGAAAGAGCTATGGACCTTGGTTTCTATGAAGGAGTTAATCTCGCGTTAAATTATTGCGATGATTGTGGACATGAAGAGGTAGACATGGGCGATACTTGTCCATGCTGTGGAAGTCATAACATTACAAAGATCGATCGTATGAATGGATATCTCGCATTTTCAAGAGTACATGGTGCAACAAGATTAAATGATGCAAAAATGGCTGAAATTAAAGATCGCAAATCAATGTAAACTGTAAACAAAACCAGAAGAGTCACCAATTGCGGTGGCTCTTTTTTGTGTGTACGTTTGTTTAATTTCTTTGTTTTGATTCTGCACATATTTAAAACAAATAAAACAGAAAAAAGGATTGTTCAAAATGTGGAAAGATATATATGGATGGGAAGAATATTATGAAATAAGTGATCATGGTGAAATTAGAAACAAACTTACAGGAAATCTTATATCTGGTGACAGGAATAACATTGGTTATATGAGAGTATGTCTGTATCATAAGGGACACGTTCCAGAAAAACAAAGATTTTTTCGGCACAGATTAGTTGCAATACATTTTATTCCGAATCCGAATCATCTACCTGAAGTAAATCATATTGATGCTGATATAACAAACAACGATATATCAAACTTAGAATGGTGTTCCAGAAAACAGAACGAAATGCACTCCAGATTTTTAGGGCGTAAACCATATAGACCATTTATTGTTACAAAAGAAGATGGAACAGAGACAAGGTATAATGTAACATCAGAGTTAGCGGATGAACTGCATATTACATCAGCTTCTATTAAAAGTTGGTTGCATAATAAAACAAAAGGATATAAACGTTACGGGATAAAAAGTATTCAATATATCAAATGATTAGAAGAATAAGTCATGAATAATGCGGATCTAAGCAGACAAACATTCTTATTTGAATCAGCAAGTTAATATTTTCATCCCATATTTAGTCTGCAACACAACTCAACCAACTACGGAGGAAACGATTATGAGTAACAACTTGAAAGTTATCTTATGTGCATCCTATGAAGATGCAGTAAACTACGCAAAAGAACACGACGTAAAAGCAACAGTCGAAGCAGAATACGGCGCAGAGTGCGTACCTGGTAGTGTAATTACTATGGCACATCACGGAGCGAGAAGCGCGAATCCAGCACCTTGTAACTGGTCAGACGTACCCGTTTTAACCGATGGCGAAATTTTAGTATCCCATCTCGACCTCGATTCCATGGGCGGCATCATGGCATTAATGGGAACGAAACCGGATGATCCGGAATTTTGGAAAGCAGCAGAATTTATCGATTTAAACGGACCGAAACCAAAAAATATGAACCAGTTGTCACAGGATATTCAGGATAAATTAAATGCGTTTTACAATTACACGGACAAGGCAGTGCCGGATTTAAGAAGAAGCAGCGGTGCTGTAGATATTACGAATCTGGTTCTCGATACGGCTGATGCGATTTCGGATATCGTAAACGAAGACAGACCACGTCATAACGAAATGATTGAAGCCGGTATCAAATGGAAGCAGGATATATACGATAAAGTAGAAAAATGCATATATCTGGACAGCCCAAACGTAAGAGTATTTTCAACAAAAAATCTGTTCTGCAACGTGAATTATGAATCATCGGTATTTAACAGAGTAAGTCCCGCAATCGTTTCTTATAACAGTACAAGAAAAGATATTACACTCTCATTTTACGATGAAAACGCAATCGGATTAAATGCGTGCGAAATCGTTCAGGCAGCATGGGGACCGTTAGCAGGAGGACATGCCGGAATTGCTGGTTCTCCACGTGGACAAGAAATGGGTTTAGGCGATGCTATCGAACTTGCTAACTATGTAGATGAATTGATTCAGGTACGTATTCTTAACGATGCTGGTAGCGGAATCGAAACACCAGAAACAGATGGAATCGAAATAGAAGAATACGATGAAGATTTTGATGATTTCGAAGACAGATAACTAGAAATGGAAAGCTTGTATTCAAATTATGGATACAGGCTTTCTTTGTTCAATAGAAAGTGAAATAGCGTTAGTGGTTAACACCCACAGGCAACGAAACAGGAAGGAAATTATCAGTTATGAATACTATACACAGAATAACAAATATCACAAAGGACTTAGAATTGTATGAAGAGATCGAAGACGACAAGCTGGAATTGTAAACAGGAAAGAATTGAGCCTACAATGGGCTCTTTTCTTTTTGTTGCGAATAATGATTTCATTTCTTTGTTTCTGAGTTATACATATTTAGAGTCAAAATAAAGGAAGGTATGCGTATTATGCAGGAAACAAAAATATTCATAATCTCGAATGAGTATCGTAACGCAATTACAAAGATAGCAGCAGAGAATCACCATTTTCTGATTCATGACCCAAAAGCAAACGCGGACCAAATAAAAGAACTGCTTCCGGATTATGATGTAATCGAATTAAACCCGATGAAACATGCTATTGATTATTTCTTATTGATTACAAACAAACAGGAAGCGAAATGGTTTGTGGATCTTTTGATTCAAAACGACAGAGTTGTATCCGACTCATACAAAGAAACCATTTATGACGAAATGGAGAAACAGCTTTTAGTTAATGCAATAGAAGAAACATTAGCAAAAAAGAATTGTTCATTTAAAAATGTCTTTGAATTATTAAATTCTGAACTTAAAAAGAGTTATGAACGATCTGAAAACAACGAATCAATACCGTCGTCGATGCTTCGATCGTATAATGACATAATATCGAAACCAGAAATGAATGAAATTCGATTTCGAACATTACTAACGACATGTTTGTTGCTGATAGGTCAGGTGTACAATCCGTTGGTATTAGAACATACCATTCATTCAGAATGTAATAATATTCTTACTGACTGCATAACAAAACTAAAAACCGAAACAAAAGTTGCTATTATCATTCCGAATTCACCTGTTCATTTTGTTTACGAAGACATTATGTTGGATATATTTATTTGGTTGTGTAGAAAATACGAATACTTTGACATTACTCACGAATCGAAATAATAATGAGCCTTATTGTTGTTACAAAGTCATGATATAACTCATGAATAGGTGTGATACAAGTACCAGAAACAACCGGGATCTTTCTCTTTGATTCATTACGATATCTAAACATGTGCGACTCATTTACAAAGGAATACATTTTGATAGTCACACGTTCCGATTTCTTTGTTTCATTCTTATCCATATTTAAGAGGTAACAAACAAATAAAACATTCAAGAAGGAGCGAATTGTATGGTATTATTTACAAAACGAAACAAAAAGACAGATAATATAATCAAAAAGAGTAAAATAAACAAGGAACACAATATGCAGCATAAGTTACCAAAAGGCTACGACGGTGCGTTTAAGATTCTTGGAAAAGATGTCGAAGTAGTTACAAACTTAAATCATAACAGTAATACATTAGTAATCGGAGCACCGGGTTCTGGAAAAAATTACTGCTATATCGATCCGAACCTGAAATATGCAAACAAAGACAGTAATTTCCTGATTCATGGTATCAAGATCGATGTTGATCATGTAAAAGAATTGCTTCCGGGATATGATGTAATCGAATTAAATTTAGACAAACATCCGATAAACTACTTTAAATTGATTACAAATGAAGAGGAAGCAGCAGAATTTGTTGAGGCATTATGCAAAGTAAACCAGGGTCGAAACAGAAGAGAAGGACAAAGAGACGAATTTTTCGAACAGCTTGAAATGAAAGTCATGACAAATGAGGTTATGAGAGCAGTTAAAAAAGGGTCGTGTTCTTATGATGAAGTAACGGATAATCTTCGTGAATTACAGGAAATCTGTGACGCACATCTTGAGCTCAAAAACAGAGACGAAGCACTTGCACTGGAATTCTTTTATCAAAACAAAGAGCGTTTATATATAAATGCACCAAAAATGTTAATGAATACGTTGATTACCTGTAAGATGTTATTGGAAGATTTGATGTCAGATAACGAAACAAATATTACAGAAATCATCGATAAACTTAGAACTCAGGATAACATTGCAGTGGTTGTGACACGATCATTAGAATGTGACTTGTATTCAATCTTGTTTATGAATTTCTTTATCAAACAGTACCGCAAACAGTATTTCGCAAATGAGAGTGACACACGTATAGTAAAGGTTATACTTGACGAAGCGAGTATGTGTTATATAGATACAGGCTTGTGTGTCCTTGCAAGAACATGTGGAATGAGTATCGATTACTTGATTCAATGTATTTCGCAATTAAAAGAAATGTATCCCCAATCTTGGTATGAGCTAATTGAAACGCTAATTAAAACGGTACAGACTGTTATCTGTTTAGGTACAAGAAATTTTGAAACGATACGTTTTATTAACGAAATTGCGGAACTTCCAAAAGGATTCAATATTCAAACGATGTCATCAGAGCAAGAACTAATATACGATCCAACAATCAGTAACAAATGGATCGTTGCAAAGAAAGCGACAATAGAATAAGAAAAAATCGTCTGTACCGCCAATTAAATGCTGTACTTTCATAGATGCGTTTTTTAGAGAACTTAAACTAAAACGAAATTAAGTCAGCAAACGAGCACTCAACCCATATTTAGGTCATCAAATTAGAAAGTGAGACCTAAATATGAGTTATAAAATAATCAGTTTGTTTTCTGGATGTGGGGGAATGGATCTCGGGTTCGAACGAGCTGGTTTCGAAATTCCGGTCGCCAATGAATTCGATGCCACAATCTGGGAAACGTACAAACGAAATCATAAAAATACGCATCTAATTGAAGGCGACATCAGAAATGTAACTAAATCAGATCTTGAACCCTATCTTAAGCTGCAACCAGGAGAACAATTGGCAGGAATTATAGGCGGACCGCCATGTCAGTCGTGGTCAGTAGCCGGAGCCGGAAAGGGAATTGAAGATAAGCGAGGACAGCTTTTCTTTGAATACATTCGTGTGCTCCGGGAATTTCGACCACAATTCTTTGTAGCTGAGAATGTTCCCGGGATGATATCAAAGAAACATGCGGATGCGGTTGATCGGATCCTTTCTTTGTTTGCCGAGTCTGGTTACAACGTTTCCGTATACAAAACAAATGCTTGTAACTATGGATTAGCGCAAACGAGAGAACGGATCTTCTATATTGGCATCCGAACTGATCTTGATATTTCATTTGTATTTCCAGGCGGAGATCCAGAACATATTGTAACGTTGAAGGATGCTATTTGGGATTTACGAGACAATGCTGTTCCAACACTTGCAAGAAACAAGCGTAATCCTGTAGCGGTTAATAACCATGAATATTATGTTGATAGTTACTCTCCGGTATTCATGTCCAGAAACCGTGTCCGCAGCTGGGATGAGCCTGGTTTTACAGTGCAGGCATCCGGACGCCAATGTCAGATACATCCAAACGCACCTAAAATGCAGCAGATATCAAAAGATTCGTACTGTTTTGTCCAGGGTGCGAAAGATCGGTATCGAAGAATGAGCGTCCGAGAAGTAGCAAGACTACAAGGGTTTCCGGATGATTTTGAATTCATGTATGAAAATGCGAACAATGGATACAAAATGATCGGAAACGCAGTGCCAGTTAATATGGCAGAAGCGATTGCTGGAAATCTGATGCATGCATTGAAAGCCAGCCTCGATATTCCAAATAGTACTATGGAAGACTAAGCAAATTAGAGATCGACCTTATATTGGGGTTGGTCTCTTTTCGTTTCCGACGTTTTTGTGTGCAATAGTCTTATCCCATATTTAGGATAACAAAGAACAACGCACACAATAAAGGAGGAAACAAACTATGAGTGAAGTAACAAAAATAAGTGGACCTGTACATGGATACAAGGTGTTTAACCCGGATTGGACATGTAAACCAGTCGGTGGTTTAAGAAAACAGTATACCTGTCCAGGCAAATTCGAAGAAGAAGGAGAACTTGAAATTTGCGAACATGGAATGCATTTTTGTCAAACAGCTGCCAAATGTTTTAATTATTATGAGTTTGACAGCAAAAACAAGGTTGCCGAGGTGATCGCCTATGGGGATGTTAGAACAGACGGTAACAAATCGTGTACCAACAAGTTGGAAATCGTGCGTGAAATCCCATGGGAGGAAGTATTAAGACTCGTAAACGTTGGAAAGGATTGCACTGGTTTACGTAATACGGGAAATCAAAATGCTGGGAACTGGAATGCTGGATCGCGTAACGAAGGAGACTGGAATACCGGTGACCGTAATATTGGTGACTGTAATACTGGGAATTACAACACAGGTGATTATAATACTGGAGGCCGTAATTCCGGAAACTGTAACACTGGATGTGCTAATGCTGGAAAAGGTAATGCTGGAGAAAGAAACGATGGAGACTGGAATGCTGGGGATTGTAATGAAGGGAATTACAACACAGGTGACTACAACAGTGGAGACAGCAACACCGGAACCTGGAATATTGGAAAACATAATTCTGGTAACTGTAACATTGGTAGTTGGAATACCGGGGACTGGAACAAATCATTTTTTAATACCGGTTGTTTCAACACAGAAGAAACAACAATTATGCTGTTTAATAAACCATCGGATTGGACTTATCATGATTGGTTAGAATCCGAAGCAAGGTTTTTGTTAACTCAGATGCCAAAAAGAACAGTCAAATGGGTATATAAAAATGATATGACTGACGAAGAAAAAGAGTTGCATCCGACTTATGAAATAGCAGGCGGTTACCTGAAAAGACTGAAAAACTTGGATCTTATTCAGTCTTGGTGGAATAATCTTTCTCTGATGGAGAAGGAGACCATCAAAGCGATTCCAAACTTTGATCCTGATATTTTCTACGAGTGCACAGGAATCAGAGCGGACTAAAAATACAAAGAAGAGACTTCAATTGAGGTCTCTTTCTTTTTGTTTCCGTTTCTTTTGTGTGCAGTAGTTTAGTCCCATATTTAGGACAACAAATAAAAAGCACATATAAAAGGAGGAAACGAAATGAGAAAAGAAGTAAGAAATAAACCGGTACATGGATACAAGGTGTTTAATCCAGATTGGACCTGTAGCCCAGAAGATTGGGACTGCAGTCCAGAAGATAACACAAAACAGTATTCCTGCCCTGGTAAGTTTGAAGAAAAAGGTCCACTTTCGTTATGCAAACATGGAATGCATTTTTGCCAAAAGCTTGTAAATTGTTTTAGTTATTACAAATTTAATCCGAATAACAAGGTGGCTGAGGTGATTGCCTTTGGAGATGTAATCATTGAGGATCTTAACGACTTATGCTGTACAAATAAGCTTGAAATCGTTCGAGAACTCTCCTGGGAAGAAGTTTTGAGACTTGTCAACATTGGAAATAATTGTACTGGAGTTGGAAATGTTGGTCATCACAATAGTGGAGATTATAATGTTGGTGATAGCAATAGTGGAACATGCAATGTCGGTAACTCTAATACAGGAAAATGTAATACAGGAGATACAAATTTTGGACAGTATAATTCCGGGAATCGGAACACAGGAGATTGTAATACAGGAAACGAGAATTCTGGTGATTGGAATGCTGGTAATAATAATATTGGGGATGGAAACACAGGAAGTAACAATATTGGGAATAACAATGTTGGAGACTGGAACAAATCTTCACTGAATGTTGGCTGCTTTAACACAGAGGAACAAAAGATTACATTTTTTAACAAACCATCAGATTGGACATACAGAATGTGGTTTGAATCAAGAGCTAGATCTTTATTGAATCAAATCTCAATTATTAGATGGTCCTATTTATGGGAAATGACAGATTCAGAAAAGAACGAATGCGCTGAAAGTGAAGCAGCTGAAGTAGCAGGTGGGTATCTCACAAAAGCGTTCTCGGATAATCAAGAATGGTGGAATGAACTTTCAGATAAAGACAAGGGAATCATTAAAGATCTTCCGAACTTTGATCCTGATGTTTTCTTCGAATGTACCGGAATAAAAGTAGAATAAAACTTACATTAGAGACTGACCGATTGGTTGGTCTCTTTTGTTTCCAGAATATTTGTGTGCGGTGGTTTAGTCCCATATTTAGTACAACAAATAAAAAGCACACAATACAAGGAGGAAACGAAAAATGATTAATGTTACAAGATTAAGTGACAGAGCATATGGATACAAGGTATTTAACCCTGACTGGTCCTGTAATCCGCGAGAACATGATGCACAGGGACAATATACTTGTCCAGCTAGATTTGAAGACGACGAAATGGATGTCCAAAGACAAGGAATGACATTCCGTCCGACCCCAATTGACTACTTCAAGTCTGGATTTTACAAGTTTGATAGCAATACTCATGTAGTCGAAGTAATAGCTTACGGTGATATTGGAAAAAGTGAATATGGTACGCTATGTTGGACAAACAAACTTGAAATTGTTCGGGAACTTTCCTGGGAAGAAGTTTTAAGTCTTGTTAATATCGGCAAGGATTGTACTGGAATTGGTAACACAGGCGAATGTAATACTGGAAATTATAACTCTGGTTCTGACAACGATGGTGACCGGAATGTAGGTTATTATAACTCAGGACGCGGAAATGTAGGGGATCATAACACAGGGAACCATAATACAGGAAACCACAATAGTAGTTCTGATAATACTGGACATTACAATTCTGGGTACAGAAATTCAGGAGATTATAACGCAGGATGTTATAATACCGGGAAGTCAAATACAGGAGATTATAATACAGGTAATTACAATGACGGTGATTACAACACTGGCGATCAAAATACTGGACATCATAATACTGGACGCGAGAATGTAGGAGATAGCAATACAGGTTATGAAAATACAGGAAATAATAATACCGGAAACAATAACAGAGGAAAAAGTAATACTGGAAATTATAATTCTGGAAATTATAATACCGGAAATCGAAACATTGGAAACCGAAATACTGGCGACTGGAACTTATCTGCCTATAACAATGGTTGCTTTAACACAGAGGAAACAACAATTATGCTGTTCAACAAACCATCAAACTGGACTTATAGTCAGTGGTTAAAAAGTAGAGCGTGTCATCTGCTGAACGATATTCCAAATCGTACAGTTGAATGGATCGGAGAATATAGCATGACTGCTGAAGAAAAAGAATTAAATCCAGGTTATGAAACAGTAGGCGGATACCTTAAAGTTTTCTCACAGGATGAAAACCGTAATATGGCTCAAAAGTGGTGGGATGAATTAGATGATTCTGAAAAGAAGACAATTCTTTCAATTCCGAATTTTGACGCAGACATTTTCTATAAATGTACTGGTGTAAATGTACAGCTTGAGTCCTAACAAAAATCAGAGACTGACCTTTTGGTTGGTCTCTCTTTCGTTTCCGGTATTTTTGTGTGCAGTAGTTAGTACCATATTTAGGTTAACCAATAAAGCACACAATTCAAGGAGGAAACAAGTATGCCAAAGAAGAAAGATATGTCCAACAGTTGCGATTTCATGTATCAAGATTATTGGACAAAAGCGAACGTAACGCACGAACTCACACAGGAAGACTGGATGCAATGGTACAACGAACATTGTGCTAATTGTAAGTACATGTGCGAAATCTGCATGTACGGAGAAGATTAACTAAAGTATAGAGCCTAAAATGTTTGAGAGATTCAGACACTTCGGGCTCTTTCTTTCGGTTGCAAACATGTTCCGTTTCCGGTGTTTTTGTGTGCAGCAGTTCGTACCATATTTAGGATAACAAAATACAACACACAAACAAGGAGGAAACAAAAATGATAAGAATGAGCAAAGAAATGATTGAAAAGAGATATGGTTTAAGAGCAAACGATCAGGAAAAGATGTGGAAAATGCTTTGCATGATAAGTCTTTTCGATTGGGAATTCCCAATGTTTGACCAGATTGATGAATTTTTCAAGACACAGCCGAGAACAGCAATCGAATGCTTTGATGAAATCTGGAAAGCAGATGATGTTCTTGTAGTTTTAGACTGTGCGAACGCAATCAAAGAAAACGAACATATCTTTTTGGAGACTAGAAGCGGTTATGACGAAGTGAAGCCTTATGTAAAAGAATCCTGGAGTGATATCTTCAAGATCGAATCACGACCATTTCCGAATTACGACGAGTTATCAAACAAGTATTACAAGATGTCTGATAAGGTTGCAGGAACAGAGTTGGAGAAGTACTTAGAAAAACCAACAATTCCTTATATGAATGTGCTTACAGTCACAGATGCAGGTAAGATTTTGTATAGTGCGTTAAGAGCAATCGAAAAACATCTCTAAACAGAACAAGGGATCTCACATATGAGGTCTCTTTTCTTTTTGTTTCCGGATGTTTTGTGTGTAGCAGTCCAGTCCCATATTTAAGACAAATAATTAAGTACACATAAAGGAGGAAACAAAATGAGTGATGAGACCAAAAAGAATGAATCTGTACACGGATATAAGGTATTTAGACCGGGCTGGACTTGCAGTCCATGCGGGAATACAAAACAGTATACATGTCCAGGCAAGTTCGAGGAAGAAGGAGAAATCGAAGTTTGTGGCAACGGAATGCATTTCTGTCAAAAAGCAGCAAACTGTTTTAATTATTATGGCTTTGACAGTAAAAACAAAGTTGCCGAAGTAATCGCTTACGGTGATGTCGTAACAGATGGTGATAAGTCATGTACAAATAAGCTCGAAATCGTGCGGGAGCTCTCCTGGAAAGAAGTATTAGATCTTGTTAATACTGGCAATGACTGTACTGGGTTAAAAAACACTGGAAATGAAAATGCTGGGAATTTGAATTCTGGAGATTATAATACTGGAGATTTCAACACTGGCGATGATAACAGAGGATATTGGAATTCTGGAAACCAAAATTCTGGACATTATAATACAGGATCTCAAAATTCAGGAAACAAAAACACTGGCTCTTATAATAGCGGTGGTTGGAATTCTGGTGATTGTAATTCAGGTGATTTTAATATAGGTTATGAAAATTCAGGCAGTAATAACACTGGATGTAAAAATGCTGGATATTATAATACCGGTGACGAAAATATTGGTAACTGTAATACGGGGGATAATAACACAGGTGATCTTAATAGTGGACATTTTAACCTAGGAGCTGAAAATACAGGCAATCGGAATCTTGGTGATTCTAATTCTGGAGACTGGAATAAATCATCTCACAATTCTGGTTGTTTCAACACCGAAGAACACAAAATCATAATGTTCAATAAGCCTTCTAACATGACTTATACTGACTGGCAGGATAGCGATGCATGCGCTTTGTTAGACAGTATGCCAGACGTATCAACAAAATGGGAAAAAGAAGCTTGTATGACCGATGACGAGAAGACTTCTTACCCAACTTACAAAACAACAGGTGGATACCTGAAGGTTATTAACAACATAGATGGTAGACAAAAATGGTGGAATGATCTTTCGGATTCCGACAAAGCTGTCATTAAAGCAATTCCAAACTTTGATCCTAATATTTTCTTCGAATGTACAGGAATCAAGGTAAATTAATCACAAACTAGAGACTGACCAATCGGTTGGTCTCTTTTTGTTTCCGATTTTTTTTGTGTGCCGCAGCCAAACACATATTTAGGATAATAAAAATGTTACACACAAAAAGGAGGAAACAAAATGAGTAAAGTGACAGAAACAAACGGACCAATACACGGATACAAGGTATTTTATCCGGATTGGACATGTAGACCAAATGATAGGGCGATATCAAAACAATATTCATGTCCTGGAAAGTTTGTAGAAATGGGTCATCTCGATCTCAGCGAACATGGAATGCATTTTTGTACACGTTTATCGGACTGTTTTTCTTATTATAGCTTTAATCCTGAAAACAAAGTAGCCGAAGTGGTTGCTTATGGAAAAGTTATAACAGATGGTAATAAGTCGTGTACCAATAAGCTCAAGATAATTCGCGAACTTTCATGGGATGAAGTATTGCATCTTGTCAATATGGGTGATCTTTGTACCGGTTTTGAGAATACAGGCGGTCTTAATTCAGGAAATCGAAATGCAGGCAGCGGAAATTCTGGATCATATAATTGCGGACACAGAAATTCTGGAGACTTTAATACCGGAAATAACAATTTCGGTAGTAACAACACAGGTGGTCAAAATATTGGAAGCGGTAATGTAGGTTCCTATAACGTAGGTACAGGAAATACAGGTTATGAAAATTCTGGAAATTATAATTCTGGTCGCAAAAACACAGGAAGTTATAATTCAGGATCGAAAAATGCAGGAAAATACAATTCCGGAAATAATAACACCGGCAGTAAAAACAGTGGTGATCATAATTTTGGAGACAGAAACGCAGGTGACTGGAATCAGTCATCTAATAATTCTGGCTGTTTCAATGTAAAAGAGCACAAGATCATGATGTTCGATAAGCCGTCAAACATCACTTATGAAGACTGGCTCTGTTCGGACGCAAGATATTTGTTAAACCAGATGCCTGGGTTCAATGTTGACTGGGTGTTCGAAGTAGATATGTCTCAAAAAGAAAAAGACAGGCATCCAAGTTATAAAACAGCAGGTGGATTCTTAAAAATACAGGATGATTGTAGTCGTGTTCAATATTGGTGGGATAATCTTTCGGATACGGAGAAGGATACCATTAAAGCGATTCCGAACTTTGATCCTGATATCTTTTACGAATGTACCGGAATCAGAGTAGGGGTATTAAAAACAAATGTATCCAACAACAACGAACCCGTAGTCGAAAACACCAACAGTGAAAACACCGATAGAGATGAAACACTGAAGCGTATTCCTGATTACCTTATGCTTATAGACAAAATGCCTGTATATAACAGTCGTCATAGAAAACAGCGAGGAATTGATGATATCAAAAAGATCATGCGTGACCTTAAGTATGATGAGGAAGATATCGACGCTGTAGATGAACGATTCTGTGAGGGATTCGAAACTGCAAGACAGATTGCAACAGACATGTTAAGAGAAAGATTTCATGAGTGCACAAAAACAAACTAGTTAAAATACAAGGAAGAGACTTCAATCAAGGTCTCTTTCTTTTTGTTTCCAAAGTATTTGTGTGCGGAAGTACGTTCCATATTTAGAATAACAAACAATTACACACAATTCAAGGAGGAAACAAAATGAGTAAAGTGACAGAGACAAACGGACCAATACACGGATACAAGGTATTTAATTCAGATTGGACCTGTAATCCGTTAGGATTCAAACCAAAGCAATACGCGTGCCCTGGTAAGCTCGAAATAAAAGGAGAACTTGAAATTTGTCATAATGGAATGCATTTCTGCCAAAAATTAGCAGATTGTTTTGAATATTATGCGTTCAATCCAGAAAACAAAGTAGCAGAGGTGATCGCTTATGGGAAGGTTCTTATAAGTGAAAGTGATAAATATGGTAACAAATCGTGTACCAATAAGTTAGAAATCGTACGTGAAGTTCCATGGAGTGAAGTGATAGCTCTTACCAATCTTGGAAGTAATTGCACTGGGTTTTCTAACACCGGTAACGATAATGCCGGAAGTTACAACACAGGACATCAGAATACTGGTCATAGTAATACTGGAACTGGTAATGCTGGAAGTTACAACACAGGAGCTCTTAATGTTGGAGGTTTTAATACAGGAGATCGCAACCTCGGATACAACAATGCTGGTGATTATAACGCTGGTCATAGAAACACTGGAGATCAAAATGCAGGCAATAGAAACACTGGAAATTATAATCCAGGATTTGGAAATGTTGGAGATAATAACAACGGTGACATGAACACAGGTAACTGGAATTATGGAAGTAATAACGTAGGAGACTGCAACATTGGTAATTTTAATACCGGCGACTGGAATGCATCTTCTTACAACACCGGTTGTTTCAACACAGAAGTACCAACAATAATGCTGTTCAACAAACAATCGGATTGGACTTATTACGATTGGTTAGAATCAGATGCAAGATTGCTGTTGATGAGTATGCCAAAGGAAACGATTCAATGGGTAGACAAAGAGGATATGACTGCCGAAGAAAAAGAATTAAATCCAAGTTATGAAACAGCAGGCGGATACCTTAAAGTTTTCTCGCAGGATGAAAACCGTAATATGGCTCAAAAGTGGTGGGATGAATTAGATGATTCTGAAAAGAGATGTATCTTTGCGATTCCAAATTTCGATGAAGATATCTTTTATAGATGTACGGGAATCAAAGTGTATTAAACTCACACTAGAGACTGACCGATTGGTTGGTCTCTTTTTTATTTCCAGAGTATTTGTGTGTAGCAGTTCCGTACCATATTTAGGATAACAAACAATTACACACAAAAAAAAAGGAGGAAACAAAATGAGTGAAGTAACAAAGATGAGTGGACCCGTACGTGGATACAAGGTTTTTTATTCGAATTGGACCTGTAGACCAGCAGGAGCTAAACCAAAGCAATATACCTGTCCTGGTAAATTCGAAGAAGAAGGAGAAATTGAAATTTGTGGTCACGGAATGCATTTTTGTACCCGGTTATTAGATTGTTTTAATTATTATTCGTTTAACCCAGAAAACAAAGTTGCTGAAGTGGTTGCTTATGGAGATATCAAAACAAATGGTGAAAAATCATGTACTAATAAGCTTGAAATCGTACGCGAACTTTCCTGGGAAGAGGTATTACAGACTGTTAACACAGGTCTTGATAATTCCGGAATTGGTAATTCTGGAGATTGCAATAAGGGAAATTGCAATACTGGCAATCAAAATTCTGGACACAGAAACTCTGGTGATAGAAATCTTGGATACAAAAATACAGGTTGCGAAAACTATGGAAATCGAAACACAGGAGACAAGAACATTGGAGACAGTAACGTAGGTGATAACAACAAGGGAGATAGAAATGTTGGAGATTGGAATTATTCTTCGTTCAATTTTGGTTGTTTCAATACGGATACAGAATCAAAGATGAGGTTCTTTAATAAACCATCAGACTGGACACTGATTGATTGGTTTGCATCCGATGCAAGAGCTTTATTATCCGACATTTCACTTACCATGTATAAAGGGAAAGATGATCACTATGATTACTACTCGTCAATCGAGGATAGACAGAACTGGTGGGATAACCTGTCAGAAAAAGACAAAAATGTCATTAAAGAACTCCCAAACTTTGATCCGGAGATTTTCTACAGATGCACCGATATCAAAGTAGACTAAACTTACATTAGAGACTGACCGATTGGTTGGTCTCTTTTGTTTCCGAAGTATTTGTGTGCGGTAGTTCATTCCATATTTAAGATAGCCAATAAATTTAGCACATATAAAAGGAGAAAACGAAGATGAAACACAATGTAACAAACAAAAGAGGGTTATTGGTTTTAGCGGTCCTGATCATGTCTTTGTATCTTACCGGATGTTATTCTGATCTTAGCGAGAATTCAAACGAAAGCACTCAAATAACAGAGCAGAGAGCAGATTCAAAATCAGTATCTGATTCTTTAGAACCGGTTTTTGTAAAGTACGATGACACATGGCATATCTATTATCGAAATCCAGATGATAAAGAAATTAATCGTCTGTACGATAAGAATGGAGTAGCTGTTGGATGTATTACATCGTATTATGGTTTTACCCTTGGGGAATACAATACTATGAGATTATCCTTTGAGGACGAAAATGGAGATCAGAACTACTCCTATGTTATGGTCGATGCAATTCTTGACGTCGATTCATATCGTTTGTCATTAGAAAACGAAGGAACTGACGACGACTGGTCTGCGCTCGGTTTAGAGAATCCGAACGAATAGGATCCGCCAAAATGTAACCAAAAATGAAAGAGAAAAGAAAGAGAAAAGAATCTGCATACAAATATGTGGGTTCTTTTTCTTTTGGTTACAGAAGAAACGGATCCGAAATATTAAGAAATCTGACGAGGTTTCCAAAAAGTGAGCCTTATTAATGGTAGACAAACTGTGAACAAACGTACGTATACAAGGAGGGAAATATTATGTTGGACGTTGTATTTAGTGTTTTGCTTGTTGGAACTATTTTGTTTGGTATTCTATCTGATTCTGAAGATCGTGGTGTCGCTATATTGGAGATAATTATCATTGCCAGTGCATGTATATACTTTAGTTGGTAGCCGGATGTTTTCGTATCAAGATGTTTTTCTGCCGTTATTTCATCTCCAATTAATCGGATACAAAAAGAGATGACAACGGATGATCAACTACAAAGTTAGTGTTTCTGTTGTTATTATACCAGAACGAAATACATATTTAAGATAACCAATAAATGTATACAAATTCAAGGAGGATATTATCATGCTTATCTTTTTAACCGCACTTATTGCTATGGTTGTTTTCTATATTATTTATGTAGAAACGATGTTTACCAGCACTGGGGAAATTGCAGAAAAGTTATCATCCATTGCGTTTTGGGTTGTTTTCGTTTCCTTCATCATCTTTGCTTTGGTTCACATTGGAACAGATTCAAAGATTGTGAAAAACGAGATTAGATACAACACTTTGATCAACGAAGTGAAGATTGCTGATTCTGGAAACGATGATGCTGCAAAAGTATTGGCAATCCAGAATGTTTCTGAGTGGAATCAGAAAGTCAAAGTGGATCAGTATTGGACATACAATCCATGGACTTCCTGGTATCACAATAAGAAAGTTGTTGACGCGGAAAAGACCATCGAATTACCGGATTGGGATAACAACGATTAATGAAAACGAAGAGAGTCTGCCTTGTGGTGGGCAATGTCATTAAGTTAAGATAACCAAGTATGCAGAAAAAGTAGAGCAATATTCGATTTACACTGCTGCGGGTTTCTACATCGATTAATTGAAAACGAAAAGAGCTTGCCTTATGGTAGGCTCTTTTTCGTAGCCGGATGTTTTTGTTGCCGTTATTTCAGCGCCAATTAATCGGACACAAAAAGAGAGGGCAACAAATGATCGGCTACAAAGACAGTGTATCTGTTGTAATTGTGTTCGAACGAAGCACATATTTAGGATAACAAACAAAAACATACACACATACAAGGAGGGAAAATGATATGTTATTATTATTAATCACCGGAGCTGTTTTAGCTATCATCGGAACTGTTTTGTTAGGAGTCAGTATCAAATATAGTTACGATGCAGAGACTCTTGGCAAGAGTTTGCTGATTGCTGGTATGTTGCTTGTGTTTATCGCTGGCGGCGTATACTTTGGCGTAATATACGTCAATCCAATGATCGGTGCATAAAAGGAACGAGCTTGCCTTCATGGTGGGCTCTTTTCTTTTCGTAGCCAGGTATTTCGTGGGCGTCAGCTCGTGTCTTTTTATTTAGTTTTATAATATCGAGTCCAATAATCCGGATACAAAAAGGAGCCCACTAAAAAGCAGGCTCAATTTCTTTTGTTTAACAGCAGACTCCCAGAAATTTTGCTATTCTGGGATCAAAATCAGAATCGATGTCCATCATCATATCCTCATGAATCTGTTCGAGTTCTGCTTTTTGAGAAGCATACTCAGATTTGTACAAACCTGTTGCAAACTCTAATTTTGTAAGCATTCTTGCGAAATACTCTTTGTTTGCATCAGAGTTTGATGAGTCTCTGACCAAAAGACAGATATCAAGAGACGTAATCTGCGTACTAATTTCACGCATAGTATCTCTTGTAACGACCTTATAAAGAGTCATAAAGTCGTCATCTGGATCATCTTTTGACAGAATATAACGCTTTCCATCATAGACAAATCTGATCTGACTTTCTGTTACCTTTGCAATGTAAAGGTTGTCAAGATTCTTGATTTCGATACTGAAGTCTGCAGTATCATTCTTTAAAATACGCATGTTCAATTCCTCCTTGAAGTGGCATGGTTATTTGTTGTATTAAATATGTGTTTTGTCAGGCGCAAACATTTCGAAACCGTCATTTACATGTCCAATTAGGCATCTTTGTTATAGGAAACATATATTGAACAACATTAGTTATAGGATTCACTTATATATGACGCCTAAAGCATGAAAATACAAACAAGCAAGAACAAAAAGAGACTGGCATTAACCAGTCTCAATTTTTGTTTGTTATCGTTCGAAACCTAAGACAGAAGCAATTTTATCTGCCAGAACATCATAATCGGTACCATAGATGATAGTGGAACAGTCGTCTTCCTCTTCTCGTTCTGGATTTGGAATATCATCAGTCGTGATTCCTTTGTCGTCCAGGAAGTCCTCAAAAATATCGATGAGCTGTCCGATTAATTCTGGCTTTTCAGAATCAGCAACTTTCAGTTCCCACGTTGGTTTGAATGTACTCATATTGTTTTCCTCCTTGAGTTCAAATGATTTGTTATCCTAAATATGTGCTACATGGTAGCAATCAAAGAGTATTCTATAGCTTTCGGAACCTATACAACTATATTTTTAGTTTCGTATCGTGAAAACTTGTTTCGAACGAACTGTACACCGTAAGGTGTAGTATCAAAACTTGCACTAGTGTTGTTATTGAATACCTATGAATGGTTCCAAGCAGTAATCGAAGTGTATTATACAGCTTTCGGAACCTATGCCTCGTATTCGAAAAATCGTATCAAAACTTGCACTAGTGTTGTTATTGAATATCTACAAGCGGTTCCTGGTAGTAATCGAAGTGTGTTATGCAGTCTTCGGAACCTGTCTTTTTGTATTCCCAAAATCGTATCAAAACTTGCACTAGTGTTGTTATAGAATACCAACAAAAGGTTCCAGGGTAGTAATCGAAGAGTATTCTGCAGCTTTCTGAACCTATACTTCGTATTCTTAAAAACGTATCACGAGAACTTGTTTCGAGTGAACTGTACACCGTAAGGTGTGGTATCAAAATCTGCACTAGTGTTGTTATTGAATTCCACTCCTTTGGAGTACAGGTTACGTGAGATAAACTCCCGTGATACCTATGCTCGGTTCTAAGGGTATGATTCGAAATATTTCTGTTTCCTTTGCTTTTTCGTTGTCCATATTTAGGATAACAAAAACAATGAATAACAAAGAAGAAAGGAATATAGATTATGTTTTTATTTAGCAGAAAGAAAAATCAGGGAAAGCAAAATATATTACGTGCACCTAAGAAACCGAATTATGAGTTTAAAACCTATCAGTTACCGAGTGGATATTGCGGTCCAACGAAAAGGCTCGGAAAAGATGTATTGATTCCATTGAGCCCTGAAACAAATACGAATGTCTTAGTACTCGGATCAGCGGGCTCCGGTAAGAAATACAGTTATATCGAGCCCAATATTATGACCGCAGATCATCATAGTAATTGTATTGTTTATATGGGAAAATCAGAAGCCGAAGATATTATCGAACGTATGACAGAAAGAAAAACATTTGAGATTGACTTAAGTAAACGACCAATCGATTACTTCTCTTTGATTACTGATCGTGTGGATGCGGAACGATTCGTAAACAAAATGTTTGATGCTCACAAATTTCTTTTTAATGACGAAAAGACAGATGAATTCTTTCTGAAAGCCGAAAAGAAAGCTCTTTTAGATATCATTTTGGTACTTCTTGACCGTCCTGAAAAATGCAATCACAAGAATATTGTTGAAAAGCTATCTGGGGATACCAGCGGAGATGCTGCTTATTGGTCAGAAACAATCAGATCTCTATCTTCGACTGTCAGAGAAAGTGTGGTTATGGGCTTGATTGTCAGACTTAACGAATTGTTACCAGGAGACACAATCGATCTCTCAACTCTTGTTCATGACTTTATGCATAAAACAAATACTGTTTTATTTGTTGAAACGGACTGGTTTGAAAAAAGCGTTTACGAATCAATCTTTTTGGATGAACTCGTGTACCGGTATACAATGATGTATGACGAAAAAGCCCCGATGACGAGAGTGATTATGGATGAAGCGAGTCTTTGTTTTTATGATACCAGATTGTTTTGTGTTGAAGCACGTCGATTCAGATTGAGTGTTGATTTTATTTATCAGTCCATCACAAATTTGGAAATGCAGCATCCCGATGACTATAATACAGTCCTTTGTAATGCAATTGCAATCGTATGTTTGGGAACCAATGATAAGCAAACGATCGAATTTTTGACAGAAGCAGCCGGAATTACAACAGACGATGCCGGAACAACACGAAATTATATGATTGATCTACGTGTTATGCCACATGAAGATGAACTTATTTTGTGTCCGACTTTGGATAAAGATCCAATTATTGCAAGAAAGATCAGGTTTTAAGAAGTATGGCTGGAATTCTCGGTTAATTGTTTTGCATGTATGTCAAAATTGAATCAGAACTGTTTCGTTTCCGGTGACGAGATTTCTATATTTTGAGCCTTATCATAAGCAAACGAAAAGAATTTTAAATTACATGGGCTCTGGATGTTAGAAATCAGAATAACCGGAAACAAAAACATGTTACGAACAGAAAGGATCAGTTTTTATGGAAATAAAAGAATTTAGCGTACGAGAAGTGAATATAGCACTTGATCCATCCTGGACTCCAACAAATCTGCAAGTAATATTTAAAAAGATCGATGAAACCAGGTTTCGAGTTTGTGGAATTCGGTATCGATTTGGTGGGGATCCTGTACAGAAACTTTATGGGATTTTTGATTATGATATCAATATCAGTGGAGCTCCGATAGATCGTACTGATAATATCCTGAAACAGTATTATCCTGGTGGAATCGAGGAAGTCAAAAAGACTTTTGGCTCAGAAGCTAATTATGTGATCGCCGATTCATGGATTCCATATATAGTTCCTCTTAATCCATACGAAATCGAAGAAGAATACACATCTGAAGACGAAGTGTTGAGAGCGATGCAAGAATATATCAAAACGGAATTGAATGGAGAGCAACCAGAATTTGAGAAACACAGGCAGTGTTCATCCAGTATGATGAGAGCGATTATTAATTGTGGTGTAGCGAAAAGTTAGAAATAAGTTTTTGTTTTCCGACACATATTTATGGTAACAAATTGAGAATGGGATAATTATCATGATCAAAATGCCAGAAATCACATCATCAGAATTATTAGATCGATTGGAGACAGCTATGTATTCGAACGAAGAATTAGAACATAGTCAGCACTTCCAGGACGTGAAAAATATGGAAGTGAATCCAGACGACATCGATTCTGATTTACAGGGACCAAATCCGGCACAGATGCAGACTTCTACACAAAGTTCTGTTGACGACATGGAATGCGCTGACGAAGATCTCGATCGCTAATAATCATTGAACAATACCTGCGGATACTTATAATGGGCGTCCACAGGTATTGTTTTTGTTTTTGCAGATATCTTTTCCAGCACATATTTATAGTATCAAAAAACAAAACACAGAAAAGGAGAAGTATTATGACACCAAAAGATTATTATTTAGAACAAAGAGAACAGGTTCATGATGACGTCGTTAACTTACAGGAAAAAGCTTTGCGTCTTGCGTGCAAAGAGTGCGGGTTAACAGAGGAAATCGATGAATTTGAAGTAATCTCAAGCAGCGATGAGATTGCGAAAACCGCCTGGTACAAAGGTATGTATGCAAAACGAGTGAAATTCGAATGCAGCGAACTTAATCTGACGTTTTTCTATGATGCATATGGTATTGCAACATACACTTATGCAGGCTTTTCTTCGAATGCAGATACTTTAGAAAACATCACAAAAGCGTTCGCAAAGGCAGAACAGTTGCGAATCAAGATGGACGAAATCATGGAACGAATGATTGAAGAAAAGGATAAGGAAGAGGTAAATTGTCAGGAGAAAGAGGACAAGAAAACCGGATTTATAGGAAAGAAGTACTCAGATACTAAATTCGTATTCGGCGAAGTTCGGTCTCAGCTTGATATGAAAACATTTGAAGTCCAGTATGTAGCTTGTGCATCGAATATCGATCTCGCAAACTATAGTTTGAATTACCTTAATAATGTCGCGATGATGTATTTCGATGACGGCATTGATGAAATTCAGAATATGTACGAAGCAAACGCAAACCAGATTTTGGCAGAATGCATATTCAAAGCGTTATCGGCATCAAAAATGGATTACATGAGCGGATTTTACACACTGAAAACCGAGGCAGAAAAAGATCTCGGAAAGTATGCAGAGCAGACTTTGTAAACGTAAGCAAAGAATGCATCTATTAATATGGTCAGAGTACCACGTCCATAGGATGTAAAACACCGCATGGGCGTGAGTGAATGACCTATACTGTTATGGAACAAGGTTCACAAATATAATAATTCGTCGTAAATTGCAAAGAAAAAGTTACAAAACTGACGAATTGACATAAAAGTGAGCCTTATTCTGTTTGTAACGATATTTCAAGGAAAGGAGCAGAAGTCATGGCTTATCGTGTTA